GGCGGGTGATCGGCTGGGCGTTCTCGGCCAAGCCGGATGCCGAACTGGTGATCAAGGCCCTGGACATGGCCTACGAACAGCGCGGCAGGCCACAGCAGGTGCTGTTCCATTCAGACCAGGGCAGCCAGTACGCCAGCCGCCTGTTTCGGCAACGGCTCTGGCGCTATCGGATGCAGCAGAGCATGAGTCGCCGAGGGAATTGCTGGGATAACTCGCCGATGGAGCGCCTGTTCCGCAGTCTGAAGTCGGAGTGGGTCCCGTCAACGGGTTACCTGACGGCGCAGGAGGCCCAACGGGACATCAGTCATTACTTGATGCACCGCTACAACTGGATCAGGCCGCATCAATTCAACGACGGGTTACCACCTGCGGTGGCCGAAGAAAAACTCAACCCACTGTCCGGGATGGGTTGACCACTACATAGCGAGCCGATCCCACAAAGCGGTACATCTCCGTCCCTGCACCGCTGGCCAGCCAGTCCAGGGGCAGGGCCCTGGCTTGGGTGAATGGCAATGCCGCTCCCTTACTGGACGTCAACGAAATGCCGACTCCTTGGGCTACACCGGCTTCTCCTCTGCCTGTGAGGTTCAACAGGCCATCCTGGATCGAGTTGCCTTCAAAGTAGACCTTCACAGGAGGTTTGACACTCGGATTGAGCCCTTCGCACACAACATCCAGTGAAAAGCCATGATCTGGCACAGCCCCTCTTTTGATGTCATACGCCGTTGGGCGCCCCATGTTGACATCAATGGTCGACTTTTGTGTGCTGCACGTGGTGAAGAAAGCGTTATGTTCAAGCGTTGCGCGAAGGTTATATCCCTCTATGGTGAATTCAGCCCTGGATGGATTTGTGTAGTTGGTATCGATGAAAAAATTGGTTGAGTAGTTAAAAGGGGTGATGTCTCCCTTTCCTACTCCCATTGCGGTTCGGATGAAATCAACTACGAGAACAGTGGGCATATAGCGCATGGTGCCGATGTTGCCCGTGGGGTAGGTGGCGGGAGCTGCTGTCGGTTCGGTCCAGTTATAGCGTGCTCGGTGTCCAATTCTGATACCGACCCCTGGCACTCCAGACTCATAGAGGCCATTTCCATCTATTGGAATGAGGGTCGTTTTGGGAGCTGTAAAACCGAATTGTCCGGGCTTTCCGTCACTTCCGCACCACGCCCAGCCACCTAGAGTTTCTCCTGAGCCGACTTGCACGGTCATTGTTCCCATCGATTTACCGATCGGTGCGTGCTTCAAGGTGAAAACGGATTGGAGGCTCTGTATCGGCAGGGGGGTCTTGGTAGGTAGTTCAGGCTTGCCGCAATAGGCCACCGAGGAGAGCGACCAAAGGCATCCAGCGGTCGATATACCAATGCAGAAGAGTAGCTTGACGTGTGCGGGGGCTGGCTTTTTCACGGGAACCCTTGAACTCGTAGGATGATTTGCTCACGCTGATTATTCCATCCCTGGTCTTTCAACTGAGACAGGACCGGTCCGGGGGGCTTGTATGAAATTTCTTAACTTTCTGATTGGAAGTAACGCTGGAATCTGATCCTCTCAACCAGCCATAACACTTGAGGTTGCGCAGGTCTCTGGCGGGAATGCTTGCCAGGCGTAGTGCCTCGCATCCTGTCGGCGGATTCATCGCAAGGCGGTCTTCCTGCGATGCTATGGGGCAGGAGCTGCGGCCGCAGGATGAAGCGTTCGTGGAGCGGCTTCGGGAAAAGCCGTGGCGCGGAAGGCTGGGAAAGGAACTCATGGGAAGGGCCACGCAATGGCTGCCTGGCGTTCCTCGACTGTGCCTGCCTGTCCTGTCTCGAAGACTAGTCCTTAATTCAGTCCATCGATCCGAGGTGAGTGCAAGGCTCTCCTTTGGAGTCAGTATCATGGAGGCTCGTTTCCCGCTCCAGGATATCGATATGCAGATTTCACCAAGTTCTGCAGAACCTCGAAAAGGATCGAGAGGCCCTTTTTTCGTATCAGCGTAAAAACACCGGCAGCCGCTCCTTTCCGCCACGGCTGTCTGGGAAAAATACCCGTTCACCTGCTAACATGGCGACATCGGTGCCGATGTGTCCGCAGGCTCTGGGGCGCGGATGCCATGCCCTCTATCCGGCCGGAGAACTTTGCCATCGAAGACTCGACATGCTGACAAGGTCGTTGCTGTCCGCGGTCTTTTGCCTGTTGCCGATCATCCTGCAGCCGCTGCCCGTCGCGGCCGAATCCATCCTGCTCGATGGTCGTATGACGACAACGACGCGCCCCTGGCTCGACAAACGAGCCAGGCAGTGGCTGGATGCCCGGGAGCCGCTGACGATAGGCGTGGTTTCTCCCGACTATCCGCCGCTATCCATCTTCTATGCAGGTTCCTACAAGGGCTTCACGGCCGATTACCTGGCCCTGGTGTTCGAGCGGCCGTTGCGCGTCAGGGACTTTCCGTCGCGGCAGGCGGCAATCGCTGCGTTGTCGCGGGGAGAGATCGATCTGCTCGGTGTCGGTAGCGAGGTCGAGGCCCGGCAACACGGATTGCTGGCATCCGCTGCGTATCTTTCCGACCGGCCGGTACTGGTGTCTTCCAGCGGCGCCCCGTTCGATTCGCAGGCGGAGTCCTGGCTGGCCACGGTCAAGGGTTATCTTCCCGCCGAACGTATCAAGGCCGCCTATCCGCACAGCAAGGTCATCTGGTTCGACTCGCCGCAGCTTGCCCTGGAAGCGCTGAGCATGGGGGACGTCGATGGCGTGCTGGGTGACGCCGTCTCTGCGCACTATCTCATCCAGACCCATTACCTGCTGAACTTGCGTATCGAGAACTTCGCGCCCATCGACAGCCAGGGTTTCCGTTTCCTGCTCCGGCCGGGGGATGAGCCTCTGCTCGCGGTCCTCGATCGAGCCCTGCCGCGTATCAATGGGCGCTACGGCGACGAACTGTTGCGCAGTTGGAGCGCCGGGCGGCGCCTGCGTTTCGACGATCCCAGGGTGACGCTTGCGCCGGCGGAACAGCGTTGGCTCTCCACGCATCCGGTCGTGCCGGTGGTAATCAACCATTCCCTTGGCGCGCTCGGGCAACTGGATAGCGAGGGGCGGCTGAGCGGTATCGGGCGTGACTATCTGGACCTGATCGGCAAGCGCAGCGGCCTGCAGTTTTCCTTCAGCGGAGCCCGAAACTTCGTCGAGGCGAAACGTCGACTGGATGCGGGCGAGGCGTTGGTTACGCCGACCATGCCCTCGACGGAGCGTCTCGATTCCGGCCTCGAGGTCCTGACTCCCTACCTGCGTAGCACCACGGTGCTGATGAGCGCCAGCCGGGGCGGCCGGGGCGAACGGCTGGAGCGTGTCCATGGCCTCGCGGATCTCGACGGCAAGCGATTGGCCACGACGGTTGGCTATTTCCTCAACGACACCATTCGGCGCGATCACCCTGAGATCAAGCTCCAGGTCTATCCGACCTTTCTCGCCGCGATGCAAAGCGTCGATGCCGGACAGAGCGAGGCTTCCATCAGCAGCGATTATACCGGTCGCTATCTGTCCGCCCAGCATTTCGACAACCGGATCCAGGTCGTCGGTATCCTCGATGATCTCTCCATTCCGATCAGCATCGGTGTGGCGAGGAACCAGCCCGAGCTGCAGGGCATCCTGGAGAAGGCGCAGCTGGCGATCGCTCCGGAAGAAGTGGCGGAAATCCTCCACCGCTGGGAGCCTCGCTTCGCCAAGGGAGGGACGGACTTCTGGCGCGATCACCGGAGCAAGATTCTGCAGATCGGCGGATTGTTCGGCGTACTGATTTCCATCTCTCTCATCTGGGGTTTCTACCTGATGCGCCAGGTGCGCAAGACCCGCCAGGCAGAAGAGCAAGCCGACGCTGCCAACCGTGCCAAGAGCGTGTTTCTTTCGACGATGAGTCACGAGATCCGCACGCCATTGAACGCGGTCATCGGCTTGCAGGAGCTGGTGCTGAAAAAGGGCGAGAAGGGCGTGTTGGATCTCGATTCGCTGAGCATCGCCCAGGAAGCTGCCCAGGGGTTGCTGCTTCTGCTGGGCAATATTCTCGATTTGTCGCGGATCGAATCCGGTCGGTTCGATTCCGCTCCCGAACCAGTGCTTCCTGGCGAGTTGATCAGAGGGATCCTGCCGCTGGTTGGCGGGCTGACGCGGCAGAAGAATCTTTCCCTGGCACTGGAACTCGACGGGGATCTCGAGCAGTGGGTGCTGGTGGATCCCCTGCATTTCAAGCAGGTGTTGTTCAACTTGCTGGGCAACGCCATCAAGTTCACCGAGCGCGGTGGGGTAACGGTGCGGGCGGTGGGGCGGCGCGAGGCGGAGAGGCTTCATTTGCTGCTCGAGGTAAGCGACACCGGCCTCGGTATTTCGGAGGAGGACCAGGCCAGGCTGTTCCGGCCATTCTCGCAGGTCGGCTCGCCTGCGCTTGGCCAGGCGTCCGGCAGCGGCCTGGGGTTGTACATCAGCCGACGCCTGGTACACCTGATGGGCGGCCAGATCAGCCTGCGCAGCGAGCTGGGCAACGGCTCCTGCTTCTCGGTCGAGTTCGATCTTCCGCTGACCGAACCTCCGCCCAGCGAGTCCAGCGAAGCGCGTTCCGGAGTTGCCGAGGTCGAGGAGCGGAAAGAGGCAAGGGCGCTCTCGATATTGCTTGCGGAAGACCATCCGTTCAATCGGCTGACCCTGACCATGCAGTTGGAAAGCCTTGGGCACCGGGTGACCTCCACGGAAGATGGCGAGGAAGCATTCGAACGTTGGCAGGGCGAAGACTTCGACGTCGTGATTACCGACGGCATGATGCCGCGGATGGATGGCTACGAGCTGGCGCGACGGATCCGCTCGCAAGAAGCCCTTGGCGGTCGGCGTCGCTGCTTGGTGATAGCGCTTACCGCCAGCGCCGAGAAGGATGCGCTGGAGCGTTGCCTGGCTGCCGGCATGGACCGGGTCCTGTTCAAGCCGACTACGCTCGATGAGCTCGCTCGGGCGCTGAACGGGGGAGAGCCGCTCATGCCTACGAGCGTCGATTCGCAATGAAAGTGCCCGACTGGTTGCCGTTTTGCGTGCCGCGAGCGGATGTATCGGGTAATCTCTCGCAGAAATGAACCAGCACTAGTGAAGCGAACGATGGGTTTTGAACAACTTGCCGAGCTGAGAGACCGTCTGCGCGCGCAGGCGGCGCAGGCGAAACCGGCTCAAACCAAAAGCTCCGCGGGACGCGCGAAGAAACGTGAAGCCGTCGAGCCGGGAGTCGAGGCTATCTGGAGGCTGCAACGGCATTTCCCGCTGGCGTTTCCGAAAAGCCCCGCGGCCAAGGTTCCGCTCAAGCAGGGCATCCTCCAGGATGCGCAGCAGCACCTCGAGCTACTGGGAATCACCGCCGAACAACTGAAACAGGCCATCGCCACCTGGTGCCAGGGCAGCCGCTACTGGAGTTGCATGGTGGAAGATGCGCCGCGGCTGGATCTGCAAGGCCAGGTTGCCGGCAAGGTAACCGCCGAGCAGGCGGTGTATGCGCGGCGGCAGGCGTCTCGCCGGCAGCGCGAGCAGATGCGCGAGAAGCGCGAGAAGCGTGCCCAGGCAGGTAGCGAAGCGCCGGCCGCCACGGAGGCGCCGACGCCTGAAGCGCCCGCAACCGAAGCGAGTCCCGAGGCGAACTGATCGCCGGGGCAGGGCGCGTCGGATCCTGGCGCGCTCCTCGGTTGCCGGTCGCCGCGGGGCCCATTTCGCGGACGTCTGGGCCCGTTTCTCCCGGCTTGTGCTACGCAATAGCCTGATCTGCAAAGTTTTTTTCGTAGAGCGCTTGCCAAGCCCGGCGAATCCGTCCATAATTGCGTCCATTCCAGCGATGGGTGAGCTAAAAATCTTTTGAAATCAAAGGGTTATAAGTTCAAAATCGCACCAGGAAAGAGATTTCAGCGATATGCCAAACGCATGTCGCTTCGCTCAAAGGCTGAGTAGCAGAGTGGTTATGCACCGGATTGCAAATCCGTGAACGCCGGTTCGATTCCGACCTCAGCCTCCAACAGGAAAGCCCCGTAGCTCAGTGAGTTACGGGGCTTTTTTCTTGCCTAGGAAAGCGGATCATTTCCGCAACTCTCCGATCATTTCCGCAACGCCTCCTCACTTCGTCGGGCTTACCACCTCGCCGACGCGTCGGTAAACGTTCTTCGTGATCTGTTCCTTTGTGTGGCCAAGCAGCTTGCTTGCGTCGGCCAGGTTCTCGATTTCGCTGGCTGCCTTGGGGCGAATATCGCTGAAGCGGAACTGCTTGATTCGTTCAGCAAGCGGCTCGTCTCGGGCGGCCACTGCTTGGGCGGCGGCTTCTGCTCGCGCCTCGTCCCAGCGATTTCGCATCATGGCGTAGCTCATGCGGAGGCCTGATGGGTTCGTGATGAGGCGCGAACTGGTAATGCCGGCCAGTTTCCGGCGCTCGAACAGGCCGTCGATGAACACGCCCAGCCCTGTTGGCTGTTCGCCATCGAGCAAGCGAATCCTGAGCTTCTTTCCTGTCTTGCCCTGGGCAACCAGCAGGAACTCGCCTGCCAGATCGCCTGTTGAGACTTTCAGCGTGTCCGCAGGTCGCTGGCCGGTGAGATAGGCTAGATCCATCGCGTCTCGAAGCTCCTGGCAGGCATGAGCGTAGACCGCTTCCCAGACATCGTCAGAGGCATAGTAGTCCCTGGCCTTCTCCTTGTTCCGTCGCACCCGGGCGCAGGGGTTTTCGCCATCGATGTAGCCCCACTCCCTCGCGAGCGTGAAGACATGCGAGAGTAGTGCTATCTCCCGGTTTCCACGAGTTTTCGCCGTCCTGGCATCGCGGTACTGGGCGACCACCTGAGGAGTAATTGCCGTGATCGGCGCGCTATCAAAGGCTTTTCGTAGTTGCCTCAGTTCGGCTTGATTGTCCGATTGGGTACGCGGCGCCTTCGTCGGGACGACCTCGCGCTCGTAGCGATCGAACAGTTCTTTCATGTAGCGCACAATCTTCGGCGTTGTCGTTCGCTCGAGGCGAGCCCATTCGGCGCGCGCCTCGTTCAGGTCGCTACCCAGCGGAATCTCCTTTCGATTTCCCTCCTCGTCTCGGCCGTTGTAGTAGTAGCCGATCCAGACTTTCCCCGATTTCAATTTTCGGACACGCTTCAACATGCGGGGCGGCATGTCTCGGTTCGTAGACTTCGGCCGCATATCAGGACACGTTCGACAGGTCGAGCGACCAGGCGGGGTCGGAAACTGTGGTTCTTGTGGGATGAACGCCTGCCAGACGCAACCGTGCATACACCCGTCCGACTATGGGGCGGCCCGCTGCGTTGGTTTCATAGTTCCAATGGTGATTTTCGAGCCATTCGATCTGTTTGCTCACGACCTTCTTTCCAACTAATTCAGTGAGTTCATCAGGGGATAGAAACTCTGAAAGGGACATCGCTGTTCCCTCATGAAATAGCGGCCCTTTCCGTTGGGCCGCGGCATGGATGATTTCAGGTAGGATGCACCGGCTCACCGGTGACGGGACCAGCCTTGGCGGGCATGTGCCCCTGATCCGGTGGGTCTTCGCTGGGGAAGTGCGATGCCTGGTTTCTGCTTCATCCGAAGCACCCCGCCTGCCAGGCCGCCAGCGTGCGAGCGATCGGGAATATCTCTACCAGCCCTACCATGGCCAGGCCGAGGGCGGCGATGATGCCGCGTAGGCGGGTGGCGCATTGCTCGATCAGTTGGTGTTGGGTAGAGGACATTGCGGTGTCTCCGGTTGCTCCGGCGCCGGCGGCCGGCAGCGGAAGCATTTGCACAGGCCTATCCGTTGGCCCGTGGTGCGGCAGATGGTGGGGCGGTTCATTTCGTGGCGTCTTGCTTCATGGCTTTGGCGTGGCCGACGCAGGTGCGGACTGGGTTGCCCTGGTCGTCCAGGTCGGCGTGGCAGTAGAACCGGCTGAGTTCCTGCCGGCAGTAGATGGCATCGGAGGTGGTGACCGGCGAGGTGTTCGCCGGGGTGCCGAGTCGATAGGCGCAGCCGGCGCACGTGCCGCGAGGGTTCACCGTTGCGGCAAGGACAACGCCCTGCAGCGCTCCGAACATCGTCGGGAGGTTCGCCTGCTCCGCGGTGTGCGGATGTTCGCCGCGCTCGATGAGGATCAACTCGACCATCGCTCGGCAGTTCTCGGCGACGGCGTTGGCCATGCCCAGCACCTGGGCGAACAAATCGAGCATGGTTGCCGGGTCGCGGTGGGCGGCCATCTTCTCCAGCACCTGGCGGCGCAGGTCCGCCGGAATAAGCACGGCGCCGGCCAGTTCGTGCGCGTCGGCGGCGCTGATCTGGTAGTCGGTGGGAGGCTGGTTCATGGGACCGCCATCGTTGATGCTGCTTCCAGCAACTGGCACCGGCCAGCCAGTTGGAGCAGGTTACGAGTAGTCGGCTTGAAGCCTTCCGTATCCGGGAGGTACTCGTGACGATGGCCCTCCGGGCACGTCTCGAACGGTCCGTGCCATTCCCAACTCATCAGCCAGTCTTGCCAGACGGTGTAGACGTCCTGTCCTTCGCCCCAATAGTCGACACCGCCGCCGACGGAAAGAACATGCCGGACTCGGGAGCCTTGCTCATATGCGAGTGCAGACGGTTCTTCGTCGCGCCAGGCGCTGCAGTAGAGCGCTGGGTAAAGCTCGACCAGCCGCTTGCTTAATTTCTTCTCGATGCGCGCTTTCATGCTTCACCTTCCTTCGCCAGTGCCAGCCGGCCCTGGTGCTCCGGCTTGGGTAGCTTCAGGCCGAACAGCCGGAGGGCCTGCTTGTGGTTGAGGGAGGCCGCCACAGCAACAGGTCTGGCATGCTGGTCGATGTAGGACTTCGGCCAGGGCGCTAGCCCGCGCGCGGTGAGTATGCCGGCGTGGTCGAGCGGCCAGGTCCGTGCGGCGGTCAGGTTGGATGTCCGGCCGGCGGCCTCGGGTACCCAGACAAGACAGTTGCCGTCCCAGTCCCTGTCGTAGGCGACGTAGATGCGGTCGTCCGCCGGCGCGCCGGCGAGTGCCTGCGTCCGGGACAGGTCCAGGTCCTGGTGATCGACACCAAGTTCAGCCCGGGCGCGCACGTAGTCGACCGGCCAGGGCAGATCGGTCTCGCGGCACTCGTATTGCCGTACGGCCCGGGCGAGGGTGAACGTCTCGGCTTCGTCGAGGTTGGTGGTGTAGCCGCCGCCGGCGCGCCAGAACGTTGCTCGGCTCCCGACGTTGCTGCGGCTGTCCTGGAGATAGAAGAGGTCGCTCATGGTGTCACCCGCTTGAATTCGATGACCCAGACCCAGGGATTGGCGGTGAAAGCCTCTGGGCCGTTGATCTCTCCCCAAAGGGAGCGGAACCAGAGCCAAGCATCCAAGCCACTACCGCCCGTTTCGCATTCGCGCTCGGCGGGATATCCCTCGGCCTGCGCCTGCTCTTCGCTGATGTCCTGTAGGCGCTCTACGCGAACGGCGGTGATCTCCAGCAGGATGCGGGGAGGCCCAGCGCGGCATATGGATGCTGGGCTTCCACGGGCCGCCGTAGTCGGTGCGGTTGTCGCCTTCCCGGTAAACCACCCATTCTTCACCTGGTGCCTGCGCGACCAGGGTGCATGCCCAGGCCTCTCGCACCCACAGGCGGTCTCCGGGCTGTCCATATGGACAGCGCGCGGCGAGGCTGTGACCAGCCACCGGCGTTAGGCTGTTGATGCGATCCGACCAGCCGGCGCCGCCGTACGTCCAGAAATGGCCGTCGAGCACTGGTTGCGGCTTCATGGCACGGCGGGTGACCGTCTTCCGCCCCTCCAGGATGACGCGGACCATCGGCCCGCTGAACAAGATGGGGCGTTCCTTGTGAGCGCAACAATTTGCCGGCATAGGGTCTCCTATACTCCAGGCTTTCGGCTGGAGCGATGAACATGGATGAGGAATGGTTTGTTGCGCGGGTGTTTGAGTTGGCTGGCGAGCAAGGCCTGCTCATTCAGGAGCGAAGACCTGGGCGGAGCATTTGCTTCAATGAGACCAGCAAGAAGTGGCTTCACGAAGGGCACATTCGGCAGCTCTACCGCGAGGGGGTTCTAGCTGACGGGCTCGAACGAGCCAACCTCAACCGAATGATCGAGGGGGTGGCGCCCGGAAGACCTTGCACCCACGTCGGAATGCGAAAGCTCGTTTGCTTGGTTAAGTCCGGAGTTAGCGGTGGAAGCACAGACGAGGGTGGCGGCTGACTCCCGCCCTATAGGTGCGGCGATGTCCGCGGCCATGACGCCCTTCATCCCCATCTCAAAGGCCAGGCTGCGCTCGATATTGGCGCCGCGTGAACTTGGCCAGCCCGGCAACAGCGCGATGGCGTTGCAGGTAACCAACTGCGCCAGGGCCTTGCGCATGTAGCCGGCCCAGGTGCCGCAGGCTGGCGCCGGGTTTTCAGCCGGGTTCTCGACGTGGTAGCCGAGGGCGCGGGTTGCTCGCCAGGCTGCGCCGTACAGCTTCGAGCAGCCGTTGCGCGCGCCGTCTGTGCAACAGCGGGTCACCTCGAGCGTCATCCCGTCGTCGAGGTGGCGCGCTACCGGGCGCCCGACGATGGCCACCCCCACGATGCGCCCGTCGGCGGCGAGGCCCAGGCTGAACTTATGGCCCTGGACCGGGCCGTGGTGGCGGTGGTGCTGCTCGACGAACGCATTGGCTTCAACCAGAGTTATGGGGCAGATATCTAGGGGGGCTTCGGGCATAGGGTCCTCGTGCATTAGTAGCGAACTGCATACTTCAGAGAAGCGGAGGCGTTATGAAGAGGGACTGGGTGGTATGGGTTGGCTGCTTTTTGCTATTTGCCGCTGGGGCGGTTTTTTCTAAACTTAGCTTGGGCTCAAATTTCTTTTTAGTTCCTAGTGTTCATGATCTATTTGATATTGCTTCGTCGATGGCAACTGTTATCGCCGTGATCTTTGCAGGGCTTGGATTGAGCTCATGGAGAAAGCAATTAAGAGCAACCTCCGATTACGAGCTTGCGAGAAAAATGCTTGTTGCAGTACAGAAATACGCTGACGCTGCAGAAGAGTCTTGGCGCTGGTGCTACATTGCTAACGACGAGCAGGCAACGGATGCTCGGGAGGGTAAGGAGCGAACTATTCGAGCTATTGCGGCAGGGGCTGAGCCCGCAATGCGGAAGACGCGGCAGTATACGGCTGACTTGAAAGCGTTGCTTCTAGAGTGTCGAGCGCTATGGGCAGATTATGAAAGTCTGAACTTGCGTGACTTCTTAAAGTTCGGTGAGAACTGCGATAATTATCTGTCATCCTTCATTGAAATTAGTGCTGTCGAGTCAAAAGATGAGTATTTAATTAATGTTCTTAGAGGAGCTGCAATGCAGAGCATTTGGGATGGTCTTAAAGGGGTTGGTCTTACCGAGCAAGGGGCTGTGTCGGACTACATTAGTGGAGAGCTTTCTTATATAAATGGACGGCTTGGCGAGAAGTTCATACGCTGATTTTCAGGCGGCCGCAATTATTGTCTCGATGATTTTCTGGTCAGCAACTGGTGGTACGGTATTGCCCGCCATGTGAACCGTCAGGCGGTGGTTGTCTGGTCTCAGGGTGTCCTTCGGTAAGGGCATGGCCGCCAAGCGCTCGTCGGCGGCTATCATGCGCATCCGATAGCCATCCACCAACGCCCAGCGATCGCGCGTCGTGGCCGAGTCACCGTGAACTGTTCGGTGTTCACGGGTTCACCTCCTGTTGCGCGACGCTCAGCGCCACCGCAACCGGGCGCACCCAGATAGGCGTATTGCTGAGCATGAAGGTTTCGCCGGCCTCGGCCAGCAGCAGCGTTGTACCCATCACGCCGGCGATGGCCTCGGCCGCGGCCGGTGGTACGGCGTTGCCGATGCGCTCGCTCCAGTCCTTGTCGCTCATACCGTCGAGCACCAGGTATTCCTCGGGCTCGACCAGGCTCTGTAGGGCTGCCTTTTCCAGCGTGGTGAAGGGGCGGTGCCAGGTGCCGTCGAGGCTGCGGATGATGCAGGTCAGGCGTTCGTCCGCTGCTGGGATGCGTGGATCAGCGACGCTGAATCGGCCGCTGTCGTAGCGGGAGCTGGCCGCGATGGCGCCGGAATGCTGGTTGAAGCCGATCACCCCGTAGTGACCGCCGGTCAGGTAGTTGTCGCCCTTGCCGCGGTGCAGGATGCGCGGGTCTGCCACCGACTGCTGGCCGCCCTGGACGCCCTTGCCGCCGGCGATGATGGTGCCTGCAGGTTGGTCGTAGCGGATCACCCGATAGTTGCCGCTGTGGCGGTTCCAGTTGGGGCGCGGGTCGGCGACGCTGAATGTGCCTTGGCCTGGCATCGTTTGCCCTGGGATAGTCGGCGCTGACTCGGCCCAGCGGATCACCCCGAACTGCTGGCCGTGGTTCCAGTTTGCGGCTTGGCGGTAGCGAGGATCGGCTACCGAGAATGCGCCGTTGGTAGGGCCGGAGCGGCCGGCGATAGTGCTGGCAGTGTCGTCCCACCCATGCACCCCCATGTAGCCGGAGCGGTACTCCGGCACGATTACCAGGTCGCGCAGGTGGCCGTCCTCGATCGCCAGCTTGTTCAGGCTCCGCCAGTCGCTGCCGGCCTCTACCAAGGCCAGGCGCACCCAGGTCTTCCAGTGCAGCGATGGGATGCGGTGCATTGGCCCCGCGGCATCGATGTCGCCCGGCAGCGGCATGCGGCCGAGGATGTCGCCGACGGCGCGCAGGCTCTTCTTCTCTGGCTCGTACAGGAAGGGGGGCACTTTTTCGACGTGCCGTGCGACAAGCAGGAAGCGCTTCCGGGACTGCGCCAGGCCGCCGAGTTCGCCGCAGTCGTGAGTGGTTTCCGCCACGGCGTAGCCGAAGCTGCCGAGCAGGCTGTTGATCTGGTCCAGCAGGTGTCGGCCGCGGCTGGCCAGGCGCGGGACGTTCTCGAAGACGATCAGCGGCACCGGGTCATCAGCCCATGCCTCGCCCATCAGCCAGATGCAGCGCAGCGTCAACTCGTTGAGTGCCTTGTATTTCGGGGTGAGGCTCAACTTCTCGGACAGCAGGCCGGAGGCCCCCTTGCAGGGGCTGGAGATGAACACCGCGTCCGGGCGCTTGCCCTGGGCGGCGCGGCGCACATCCTCGGGGGTGGCCTCACGCCAGCCTGCCGGCGGCTCCTTGCCGTGGAACCGCACGTACTGGTCGCGTGTGAAGAGGTCCAGCAGGGTGCCCGGGACGCCGGCCAGGCGCTCGAAGTCGCGGAGGCCGGCCGGGTCCACGTCGATGCCACCAAGGCATTCCCAATGGGCCTCGACGTTGCCGACCCGCGGACGCGCCCGGTTGAAGCCTGCGGCGCCGCCGCCCAGGCCGCAGCAGAAGTGGAAGTGGTAGAGGGTGCGCTTGATCATGCGGCGGGTTCCTTATGGATGATGTCGGCCTCGGCGAGCTCGCAGAAGAAGCTGCAGGCCGGGATGGCTTCGTTGCGGCGGATCGGCCCGGGAGGAAGGTCGCGGAGCGAATAGCGTTCCCCGGTCTGACGGTTGCGGAAGAGGTACGAACCCGGGCCAAGCTCGTCCTGCACCTTGCACAGGGCTTCGAACTGCTCGGGGAAGTCCTCCCGGATCGCCCGGAAGTAGCCTTCTCCGCCTTTCACGCAGCCGATGCAGTTCGCGTTCTCGTAGCCCAGGCGGTACATGGCCGGCAGTTCGATACCGGCGCGAGCGATGATGGCTTTGCAGTCCTCCTTGCCCAGGCCGCGCTCAATCAGCGGCGCGATCACCGGGCGGTCGGGGTTCCGCTCCCGGAAGTCGTCCAGGCGGTGCTCTTCTTCCGCAGTGAAGCCGAGCACCATCACGTCGCCGGGGCGCTTCCAGGTGTCCAGCAGGCGACGCTTCAGCAGCTTGGTGCAGGGCGCGCCAGTGCGGCCCTTCATGTAGCGCTCGCGGCGGAAGACGTTGAGCACGTCGGCGCCGTACTTTTCGTCGCGTAGCACCGTGATTTTCCGGCCAGTCCAGACCTCGCAGTCGGCAAGGAAGCGCCGGTTGTCCTGATGCTCGTTGGCCAGATAGGCATTGAGGAACTGGACGTCGTGGGTATCGCCGTACTGCGCCAGGGCCAGCTTGCCGGCGACCGCAGAGGCCGCGCCGCAACTGAACTGGACCACGATGCGCGATTCGGGCTTGATGATGTCGACCTGACTGCTCATACGGCGGGTTCCTTTTCGCGAACGTGACGATGCACGGCGCTATGCGTGATGGCGCAGTGATGTCGTTGGGGCTAGAGTTGGAAGGCCCGGCATGGGGCCGGATCAAGGAGGAGAGATGCCTGACTTCAGAATCGTCGAGATCGTGTTCGATGACACCAAGGTCTATTACCGGTATGAGACGGTGGGTGCATCAACAATCGGTGGAGAGCAAACACCTGCTTATCAGCAAGACATCATCCTCAATCATTTTCGGTCTGCCGCAGGCTATCGGGGTTCTCCGACCAAGGTTGAAAGCGCTGCACTTGTTGCATCGAAGGCCGTGGGACGAGTGGTCCAAACTTTGAGCGGATCCAAGGTTCAAGCCAGGTCGACAAAGAACGCTTGGGTAACCAAGGCGCATGCAGATGGTAACTATGAGGTTCTCAACACCCAGAGTCGTTAGGCTGTACGCGACCCGCTAGAAGTACGTCAGCACTCCGTGAACAGGCACTGGACGCCGCCCTGCCTGACAGGGCGGCCCACGAGGCATGGTTGAATCGCCCACAGGGCGGCGTCCGGTGCGTGCTGGAAGAGAAAGCGCCCCGGGTGGGGCGCTGTATCGAGGGTCAGGCCGCAGCCTGTTGCTGCTGGTCGGCGAGTTGCCCGGCGTCGATCCAGACCGCTTGTAGCCAGGCCGGCGTCTTCGCCATCGGTTTCTTGAGCGTGCCGGCGACGATCGCCGAGTCGATTTCCTTGTCCATGGTCACGGCACGCAGCAGTGTCAGGGCCTGACTACGACTCGGCAGGTCCAACACATCGAGGCGATCCAGCAGCGCCAAGCGCAGGCCGGAGATCGTCGCGATGGTCAGGGCCAGCGTCGCGTCGCACCGCCAGCGTTCGGACTCAGACAGCAGGCCGTACAGCCGGCCGCCGAACGTGACGTCGATGTCTGCGCTGATCTGCACGGGCGACCAGCCGGCGGTGCCGGATAGGCGCTGCAGCAGCTCGTTCACCGGTCCGATCGCATCGGCCAGGATCTCCGCTGGGATGCCCGCGGGCGATAGGGCATCGGCCAGGGCGCTCCAGGCGCAGACCTCGGCGTGGAAGCCGGCGGCCTGCTTGATGACGTCCTGGCGCTGCGCGGCGGCGTTGAACGCTTCCTGCAGCGACTGCACCTTGGCCTGCTGCCGATCACGCGCCTGGCGCAGTTCGTTGATCGCCTGTTCGCCGTTGGCGATCGCCTCGGCGCTGGGCGCCTGGGCGGTTTCGGCTTCCAGGGCGGCGGCCTGCGCGGCGGCGGCCTCGCTCTCCTTCAGGTCCCGCTGGCTGTTGGCGACGGCCCGCTGAGCGCTGGCAAGATACCCGCGGTACTCCTCCAGACGTTTCGCCGCCTCGGGATCGGCAACCTTCGCCGGCGGCTGGTGCGCGACCAACTGGCCGGCCTGCAGGTCCACGGCGCCCTGGCAATGAGGGCAGGTCAGCGGCTGGTGGGCGGGCTCGCCGCTGGCGGCGGCCTCGGCTGCCATCACCTTCTCAGACCATTCGTCCTGATTGGCCTCGTCGGTGGCCAGCTTGTTGCGCCGGCGGTCGGCCAGCGCTGCGGTTTCGCGCAGAGCGGTGATGCGGCTGGCCCGCGCCTGGGCGTCGGCGTGGGCGCGCTTGCTGGAACCCAGGGTCTGCTGGGCTTCATCCAGGTCCTGGGCGGTGGCTCGCAGTTCCGCGCGCGCCGATTCCAGTTCCTCCTCGCTGACGATGACCGGCGGCGCCTCCGGCTCCCACCCGTTCGCCTTGTCGCTGCCGTAGTTCTCGCCGGTGACCGCTTTCCAAGCGCCGCGCGCTTCGCTGGCGTAGGCCTTGGCCTGCTCGGCGGCTGCCGGGAACCCGGAGCGGAGCAGGGGTTTCACCTTTTCGAAGAGCGCCAGGTCCAGGCCTTTGGCTTCCAGCCGCTTGCCGACCTCGGCCGGGCTGGCGCTGGCGCCGGTCAGGTCGAACAGCACCCGGCGGCGTTCCTTGGCATCCAGGCTGGCAAACAGGCTGGCGTCGAGCACGTAGGGCAGGAAGGGCGAGTCGGTGAGGGCAGAGCCCTTGCCGCTGGGCAGCGCGACGCCGCAGGCCTGCACCTCGCCGGATTCGTCCAGCCACTCGACACGGGCCTCGCCCTTCTTGGCGCCCTCGGTGATCAGTTGGCCGATATGCTGCTTCTGCGCAACGCGGCCGGGCTTGCCGGTGAAGGCGTGGCTGATAGCGTCGAGCAGCGAACTCTTGCCGGCGCCGTTGTGGCCGGCCACCAGGAGCACCGGCGCAGAAACATCAAGGGCCGCATGACGCAGCCCTTGGAAGTTGGTGATTTCGAGTTTCGTGATGCGCATGGCTCACTCCAGGTCGAGGGCGATATCCCCCGGCTTCTTGACGACGCGGTAAGTGTTCAACTCGCGGGATTCCTCGTTCTCCTGCTCGAGCACGATGACGCCCTGGTCCAGCAGTTGGAGAACGACGCGCTCGGCTTCCTCGGTGGTGAGGGCGAAGCGCGATTGCAGCCAGGCCGCGTCGAACACGTCCTTTTTGGTGGCGACGCCGATGGCGATCTCGCCCAGGGTGTGGCCGGCGAAGCGCTCGACGGTGAGTTGCGGCAGCTCTTGGAACTCGGCATCCACGACATCATCGTCGGGCTGCTGCTCGCCGCCCCAGGCGCCGTCGACTTCCATGTCGTGGTCGCCGCCGTTCAGGTCCAGCGGGTTCTGGTCCGGATCCGCCTTCACGTCCTTCATGCCGTCGAGGAACTCAGCGGCGCCGCCGATGATCAGCAGGCAGTCCTGGTGCACAGCACCAAAGAGTTGCTCCTGGTTCGGACTGCTGGGGCTCACGGTGAAGACCGCTTTCACCTTGTCCTTGGCGGTGAAGGATTCGAGCTTGCCGTAGACCGTGTCGCGGTCGCCGCCGGCAATGGTGTGAACCGCGACGGTGGCGGCATTCCGTACCTGGCGCTCCAGGCGGTCGATGATGTCCTGCTGCTTGGCCTCGGGAAGCTTCTGCCAGCAGTCCGGCATGATCCGGATTTCCTGGATCAGACCCTGCAGCAAGCTTTTGCCGAGGGTGTCGGCGGTCATGTTCATGAAGTGCGGGTTGTTGCTCATCGGGAAGGGTCCTATTCGTTGGCGATCCGCTCCAACTGCTCGAGTTGGGCGTCGCTGAGGTAGGTGTGGGCGCCGTAGCGCTGGAAGTTGCTGCGGAGGTCGGCCAGGAACTGCTCATCCCAGTCCGTAGCGGCGTTGAGCTCAGCCGCGCCGAGTAGCGCGGCGAACTCCCCGACCTGGCCGTACCGCTCAAGGACAGTGAGGCTGGGCATGGCCGGTTACTCGAGATTGAGCTCGTCGGTGCCGGTGTCCGGCTGCTGGCCCGGGGCGGGTTCGGTGATTTCGCCCGTCTCGGTGTTCACGCCGTCCGGGACCTGGTCCTGAGACTGGTCGTCAACAACGCTGTATTCGCCGGTGAGGATGGACGCGTTGTCCTGGTCCAATCCGGCGTCGGCGCGTTCGTCCAGGGTGACTGCGGTCTGCAACTCGATGCTGACCGGCAGGTACTTGAACAGCCGGCGGATGACGGTCTTCTTGGCCATCTCTTCGTAGTGGGTGACCCAAGGCCCGTTTCCGGATGCCTTGCTGGTGGCGCGTACTTTGTCGACGTCGGCCTTACCCATGACCTCGAATTGCACGCCGCCGTCCTTCAGCTTGGCGACCGCGTAGACGTGGGTCATGACGCCGCGTTCACCTTCTCCCGGAACGTGCTGGACGTCCTCGTCGAGGCCGTAGCGATAGCTGAACTGGTCGTTCTGGTGCACGGTGCGCGCGGTGAGCGAAACGATCTGGCCGGAGCGCCGGGCAAGGTCAATCATCCCGCGGTAGCCGATGATCAACTGGACGTTCGACAGGCCATCTTTCGCCTTGCCGTTGCCGAACGGCAGCAGGTAGGCATGGCCGAGAGCGTTACCCGGTTCCAGGCCGAGCTGCGCGCATTGCATCACGGCGCCGAGGAAACTCTCCTGATTGCATTTCGCCAGGGCCGGTACTTTGCGGATCTCGGTCAGCGCGATGCGCGCGAGTCGATCGGCGGTCATGTGCTTCGGAAGCGCCAGGGCCATCTGGGCTTTGATTTTCGGATCAGTCATCAGGTGGGCCAGCGTTTTCGGCTGGCCATTGTTGGCGACATTGCCGGTCGCGGCGGCTTTCAGGGCGGTTGCGGACATGCTGGGCTCCGGTTACTTGAGGCGGAAAACGCGGGATTCGCTGGTCTTCTTGAACTGCTCGAACAGCGCGGGGTGGGCTTCCTTGAAGGCGGATTGGTCGAAGCGGTTGGTGGTCTGGGACTTCCACGTCAGTACCGACTTGCCGTTGACCGTGAGTTGGGCGTGGTCCTGCATGAAGAGCTTGATGCGCTCCTCTGCGGACTCGATCTCGTACTCCAGGCCCTTGGCCTTGGCTTTCAGTTCGCGCAAGCGGTTGAACACCTCCACGACCTTGCCATCGGCCTCGATGCTGGTTCCGGCGTCACGTTCGAACAGCCGGAGGATGTCGCTGACAGCGGTTGCTTCAGGCGGATCCAGGCGCTGGATGCGTCCCCAGAACTCGACCTCCTTCTCGCGAATCGCCGCGATGGTTTCGTCGTCCCGCTCGACGCGGTACACGCGGAAGTCGTCGCCGCCGATCAGCACGCCGAAGATGCAGACCTGGCGGCCGGTGACCATCAGGCCGTGCATGGCCTGGGCGGTGTAGTGGACTGGAATGGCATCGGTCTGAACCTCACCCCAGTCCTTTGCCTTGAACGGGCTGACCGTCTTGATCTCGATGTTTTCGCCGCTGGCGGCCTCGGCGTCGATCTCGGCAGCCATGAAATCGTGCTGCTGGTCGCGGTAGCGGTTTCCGCGACCGATGATCTCCAGGCCGGTCTCTTCGGCCAGCAGGTCGATGACGTAGGGCTCCATCCGCTGGCCACGGGTGAAAATCTTCTGCTTCGCCGGGTCGACGGGACCGGTGCGCGGCTGGATCTTATCCAGGTACACGTCCAACGGAGTGCGCCAGGGGCTGATGCCGAGGATGCCGGCGACATCGCTGCCGCCGAGGTACTTGGTGCGGTCGAGCGCGCCGACCGATGCGAGAGCTGCAGTCATGGGGCTGGTCTCATTCCAGGGTGAGGGTGGTTGTTGCGTGAAGGCGGGGGTTGCGCCGGAAGCGCAGAACGCAGAGGTCGCCGCAGATGTTGGCGAAGAGCGGGTTGTGGTAGCCGTGGCGGTTGGCCAACTCGACGGCCTGGCGGATGCTCTTTCCGGCAAACTCTTCGATATCGTCGAGCTGGTCGTCGATGATCGAGCGAACGGGGCGGGTGGTCATGTGTTCGTGCTCCTGAGTTCTGCCCAGCGCGAATCCGCCGCGGCGTCGAGCCGGCGGCGCATGTCGTCGTAGAGGCGGGTGTCGATGAAGTCCACTGCGTAGGCCAGTTCGATCTGACCGTGAAGGAAGCTCTGCTCGGGGCGCGGGAAGTGGGATCGGCGCATCGCCGTAATGCCTTCCTCGATCATCCGAACCGCGCGCTCATTCGTCCAAGCCATCGTCGTCCTCCTGCTCGGGCTCCGGTTCCGGCTCCGGCTGGTCCCAGAGCGGGTCGACGGCACGGTCGTAAGCGAGTTGCGCGTTGCTGAAAGCCGCGCGGTTGCGGCGCTCGCGGTATGTCCACATCGGGATGCTCTCCGTGGTTCACCTGCATTCGGCAGCACCCAGGCACACGGCAGTCGTGCCCGGTGGGGCGCCGTGGTGGGTGCTCTCGAATGGAGGTTGAAAAAAGCCCGGCCGGAGCCGGGCGAAGAGGGGGAACGCTGCATGCGCAGCGGGGAGTGATCGGCGCGTGGGCGTCCCCTCTGGCTCCGTCCGCGCCACCAGCCGGCGGCGTTGCTCGTTGGCTCGCCTGCTTACGAGGCAGGTGCCTGACTCGGCTGCCGATCACTCTCCGCTGCGCCCTGGCCGCGCCAGGAGCAGGAAAGAGAAGGGCGCCGCCAAGCGCCCTGTCTCCACTTACATGCACCGCCCTATGTGAAAGCGGTTGGGTACAGGCTCGACCGCATGTTGGCGATCTGCCGTTGGGGCTGGGCTACATGGTGATGTCCTCCATATCGGGGAAGTCCGGCGCCTTGTCGAGGAACCGGATAAGGTGAGGCTGCAGGAGTTCAACGGTGCCTCCGGGGCGCTCAACGACAGCAACGGTGTAGTTGCCCGCCCCAGTCTCGAACTCTTCGAAGTCGACACCCCACTGGTGGAAGAGTGCTTCGCCACTTTCTTCGTAACCCGTGCGCCGACCATTCCTGTCGCACACCACCTTCATAGTCATGACACGTCGCATCGTGCGCTCCTGTTCAGATTGCCGTGCAGGCCCGCAACGCGACCGGCGCCGACTGCCCTTCGATCCAGATAACCGCCGCCCCGCCAAGCGACACGCTGGCCCGGCCGACGGTGCGGGTGCGCTTCGGTTCGGCCCCTCGGTACGGCCGGTACTCGATCAGCGCGGGCGCCGGGTGCTCTCGGTTCCAGGCCTCGACCAGCTCTGCCGGCGGCACCGGACGGACGTTGCCGATCTGCTGGTAGATCTCGGAGCGGTGAATGGCGACGTCGTCCGGAGCAACGATTCCGAGACGCACCTGGTCGCCCTGGCTGCCGAGGACCGTCACGGTGATGTCGTCGCCAATGTGCAGGGTTTCGCCGACTCGGCGAGTGAGGATCAGCATGTGTGCCTCCGTTCAGGATGCTGGGCGCGCGGGCTCAGGCCGGCTCGCAGTGGGAAAGGGCAACGCAACCGGACACGCCAGCGAGCCAGACGACAGCAGTGTGTCCGCCGAGCACCTGGGCTTCGGTTGTCGTCCGGGTGCGCTTCGGCGTTGCGCCGCGATGGAACCGGTAATCGACCTCGGTGCCGGCGGGGTATGCGGAATTCCAGGCAGCAACCGTCGCCGCCGGGTTGGCGTTCTTCTTCATGGCAATGGATCTCCTATGGCCTATTGCCGCACTCCACTGATAGATTCGGAAGAGTCCTGGGAATGGAGGCCTATCTATGGATGAAAAGAATCTGGAAGTGCTTCGCCGACTAAAGGAGGCGATGGAGCGAGAGAAGCCTGTAGAGCAGCCCAAGAAACCGCATGTACCTGGGCAAGGCTTTAGCGAAGAGTCGGAGGAGATATTCAGAGAGCTGGCTCGGCACAAGCTTTCCAGGCCAACTAACCAGGAGACCGCTGCGGCAAAACCTCCGAAGACTTCCGTACCTACTCAGCCGCCAGCGGTGAAAAAGATTTGTGCTGAATGTAAATCGGAGTATCCGACCGCTTCAGACAGGCCACCAAAGCGCGGTTGGCTATGTCATAACTGCCGTAACGCCAGACGCGGGAAGCGTCGGCAAAAGGTCGAAGAGAAGCGTGCTGCGCAGTACCTAGCCGCTAAAGGCTCAAAAATCGAACAGTTGGAGAGAAAAATCGCTGCAGTGAATACTCAGCTAGAACAGGCGCCGCTCGAGAGACAGCGCGGCCTGTTCAACCAACTAAAACAGCTAGAGCGCCAGCTCAGGCTCGAGCGGGTACACAAACTATCTCGCTTCAACAACATCCGCTATCACATCGTTTCTGGAAGCTACGGCTCTGGGAAACGAAGCAAGTAATCAGTCCGCTGTTACACGCCACCTGCGGATGGGCGATTGTTTTCTCGGGGGACCTGAGGTCCCGACAGCCAGTCGCGGCTCGTCACCCACTGGCTCTCCCTTGATCTAGGGCCATCTACGCTGCTGGCCACGGGGCGAGGCTCCCCCTGAACCCGTTCTGCCTGTCGGCAAGGCCTTGGCTCGCTGCGGCCTGGCCAGCGGTGTGCTGCTGGCGTGTGTAGAAAAATACACAACGTATTTATCATGGTCAATACAAAATGTACTTCTTTCTTCGAAAGAAAAGCCCGCTTGAGGGCGGGCTTGATGGTCAAAGATCAGCGAGGGAGGTCGACGTACCAGTAAACGAATAGGCTCCCGTCATTCCGAGCCTCGACATTTACGCCGTCGATACTGCGGAGGTCTCGCTCCAGTCGAAGCCAGGCCCATTCCGGTTCGTTGCTCGCGCGCTTGATCCGCACGGACTGTTGGACTTGTGCCTGGGGGCTTTCAATCAGCGCCCGGACTCGGTCGACGACAGCGATATAGGTGGTTTCGGACCATGGAGAGAACAGCATTCCGAGTACTCCTTGTGCTTCGATGCTGGCAGTTGCTGACAGAGTTCTGCTATAAAAATACTGTACGAATATACAGCGTGGAGGGTTCTTTCGATGGCCAAACAACAGAAGAAGCAGGACGCGAAACCGATGGCTCCGGTTGAGAAATTGGGGCTCCGCATATCGGAGATGATCAACTCGCCGAAAGCCCAAGACCTGCGAAGGGTGACGATCCACCGCTTGGACACGGATCCCGATGAAGCGTGGGAACAGGTGATGGAACTGCTGTCCGAGACCGACGGCATTGACATGGTTTTCAACGACGACGGCACGGTAACGCTGAAGTGGGAGGAGCGGGAAGGAAGTGACGACCAGGTGGAAAGCCAGAGCGAGGATATGGCGACCTATCAGGTCAAGGGGAGGATGTAGGATGGAGGCCAGGTGGGCGGCGACCAGCCTCGTCAGCGTTGCATGGTCTGGCTCGACCGCAAACGAAAAGCCCCGCATCTGCGGGGCTTAGGTCAGGCTGGAATCTTTCCTATGGCCGCCAGTATGGGGGCCAGGTATTGCTGCACCACCCACCAACCTGCGCCTACCATCGCCATTAGACCAAGCAAGGCATAAACCGCAAGCTGCCCCTTGGTAACCATGTTCCTCTCGATGTTTTCCAGGCGAGTCTCAACCTTACCGATCGCCACTTTCACATCGGTCATGTCGCGCTCAAGATTGATAATTCGAGTATTCAATTCGTCTTCCCCGGGAGGATCTCCTCTTCCTCTCCATGATGGATGATCAGGAACCACTTTTCCAGAGGAGTCTCTGATTGACGGTGCATCACTCATCCGTCTCACCTTCAAGTCCTTTTATCATTCTGGCCAGGGTTTCAGAAAGGCGTTTGGCTGTCGCCAACGGCATCGAGATAGCTGCTACGTCAAGCCTGACGACTTCAAGTCGGCCTGAATCATCCTGTGCTGGAGCGTCATCGAAGTGGACAAGCTTGGTTGTCCCAAGGCGCAGAGAGTCTCGCCCAAAAGTAAGATGGACAGCTGCCTCGCCATTCCACTGGATGCTGTATGCCGAGTACTTATCGACATGCTCATCAACAAACGAGCTAAGTCGTTCATGTGGAATTTCGGTAATCCTAGTTGGCTCGCTCATTCAATCTTCCTTAGTTGGTTGCTAGTGTGCCTCTCGCAGCCCATCACAGATCCACACTCCGCCAGATCACTTTTCCCTAAGGTTTTTTGTTTGGCCATATCAAGAAGATCAGTCCCGCAAGACCTGGCGCTAGGAACCAGAAATCGGTGATAGGTCGCCCCAGATCAGGATCTGCTTTCGGTAAGGGGAATGTGATCGCCAGCAGGATGGAGATCAGGATCAGGCCAATGCCGATTAGCCGCCGAGTATTCATCAGTTTTTCCCCGGCTGACCATTGGTCATCACGTACCGCTTGACCTTGTTGTCCTTGTCGAAGAGTACCGTCAGGTTCTGCTGCTCCATGCCGGTCCCGAAGGGGCCGACGTAGACGTAGAACCAGATAGCCTGAAGATTTCCATCGGAGTCGAAGGATTGGGAAAGCGGATTGCCGAATCTCTCCAGCATCTGGTCGTAGGTGGTCTGCCCCTGAACGATCTGTCGCACGTCCGCCTGATCGATTGGTGTCCCGTTGCTGGCACAGCCGGACAGGGTAATCATCAGTACCGCAATAGCGATTGCTCGCATGGAACCTCCTTGTTTGATCAAAAAATGTTCTGCGCCAAGCGGTCTGGCTCAGAACTTCTGCCCGTTCCACCCGTAGATCACCTGAACTTGCGGATAGCTCGGGTGACAACGCCGACCATCTCGCAGTTGTCGTCGATGGATAGCATGCGATATGCGGGGTTCAGGGGTTTCAAGTACTTCTGGCCTGCGTCGGACACGAACTGTTTGAAGGTTGCCTCGTTGCTGTCGGCCAGCTTCGCAACCACCAGATCGCCAGGCCTCGGCTCGAGCCCGGTGTCGACGAGAATCAGCATGCCTTCCGGAATGCTCTCGCCGGCAGGGGCCGTCATCGAATCCCCCTTCACCTCCAGCCAGAATGACCTTCCCTTTCCCTTGTAGTCACTGAGTTCGAATGTATCGAAGCCGGCCGGCTCTATCGCTTCGCGCCAAGCGCCTGCGGCGACCCAGCTAACTATCGGGTATCGATACATGCGGGTCGGCTGATCTGCTGGTGCCACGTTCTGCATTCGATCATCAGGCAACTGGATTGTGAGAGGGGGCAGATTGAGCAAGGTCAACATTTGATTGATGTCGGCAATGCTGGGCTCTCTCCGCCCGTTTAGCCAGTGCGCTACGGCCCCCTGAGTTTTCCCCATCTGCTCTGCGAGCTGCGCTTGTGTGATGTCCTGCCGCGCCATGGCATTGCGGACTATCTGTATCCAGTTATTCATGGGCGGAATGCTACAGACCGTATTAGCAAGTGCAACGCACGTCATGTACTAATCCTTGCAAGAAATAAGTACAAAATGTATTTTCAAAAAAAGGACACTTCACCTTGGAGGAAGCCATGAGTGCCTTGAAAGCCATCCGCAAGCAGGCGGGTGTGACCCAGACCCAGCTTGCCGAGCGAGTTGGGCTGACCCAGGCCGCGATCGGCCACTACGAAACAGGGCGCCGTAAGCCTGGGCTCAGTGAATGCCGACGCATCGTGGCGGCACTGAACGACCTTGGTGCTGAGTGCACGCTGGCTGAAGCTTTTCCTGAGCCAGAGCATGACTCGCTTGCTGTATCCGTCCAAATGGCGTCCTGACCATGTCGACGAGCAAGTTAACCCCCGAGCAATCGAGCTCTAGCTTCGGCGGGGTGGTAGGCGGCCTTACCTTCACGCAGTCCCAGCTTGGCCTGGTAATGCTCGCCAATCGCCGCGGGTCGGCCAGCACTGAGCTGTTCCTCCGCGTTACCGCCCAGATCCTGCCTGACCAGTTCTGCACACCACTACACGCCAGCCGTGGACCCCGGATCGGGTTCCTCCATTTCACGCTGGGCTCAACGGAGGAGGTGGGGGGCGTCACGACAGGAACGTACGAACTATCTCGACTGCTCGAGGCAGATTGTCCATGCCCAGGTCCAGTAGTCGCGTTGTCAGGTGTTTTATGGAATCGGCGGGCAGTCCTCGAAGCGCTTGAACAAGCTGGGTTTTCTCCTCCGGCGTCACCTGCTGGTCACTCGCATTGGCGAGACGTAGCTCGATCATCTGGCGGAGAGAGTCCTCATGAAACTTGATCGTCACCGGCCCCAGGATTGCGCTCAGGCCGCCGTCATCTGCCAGAAAGTCGATCCCCTTGGCTGTGATTTCCGCGTACAGCAGTTCGCGGCCTTCACTCAAAAATTCCGAGATTTTTGCCCTTGCCAGGCCGTGCTCGTGCAGGTAGGCGCAGCAGGCGGTGAGCATCTTGGTGTCGTCGAAGAGATCGGAGAGCCCATCGGTATGTACCGGATTGGGATACGCGTCCGCCAAGCGGTCCAGAACGGCTTTCTGAATCGTGCGATCGATTTTCAAGTTTTCAGCCTCCTCGGCCATCGCGCTGTAAGGGGAGCCAGGGATAGCGCGGTCATCCGTGTGTCATGGCGAAATGATCCTAACCGTGTGGGAGACGCAGTGCATGCGGAATGAGTCGCACACCCTGATTTCCACGCTGCTCGGCGTGGTGAACCAATGGCGCCGCCGAGAGGGGTGGAGCCGCGAGACCGTCGTCCAGCACATCGTGGAGGCGCACGAGCGCATCCAGGGAGCGCTGGTCACCGGCATCGTCTTCGACCCGCCAACGCGCGATACAACCGAGCGGATGAAGGTCAACGCCGACCGCGTGTTCCGCTGGCTCGACGACGGAACCAAGGACACCAACCTGGTGCCGGCGAACTTCGTACCCAGCATCCTCGCGGCGCTGCCGACTGACCTGAAAGTCCAGGCCCTGGGCGACATCCTGACGCCGCTGGGCGTGTCGGTGCGCTTGATCGGCGGCGATGCCGGCCAGCGGCCGGAGGTGCTCTGCATGCTCCGGACACTCATCAAGGAGAACGGTGAGGCGCAGCAGGCTGTTGCCAACCTCGTCGACGGCGCCGATGACCAGGAACTGCAGGAGGCCCACCGGGAGCTCTCCGAATCCAGGGCGGCGACAGATGAGGCGCTGCGGATGATCGACCAGATGCGCCGGCCGCGCCTTGTTCAGGGGTAGCCGTGCCGTCCTTCCAGATTGGCCAGCCGGACGGCGAAGAGTTCCGTGGTCCGGACGCTCGCCCGGTCACCGAGGTACTCGATTGCGTGCTGAGCGGGCTCGGTAGAGCCGTACCAGTCCCGGCGGGAAGCGTCGAGTTTCACCAGCAGATGGCTCTGCAGGCCGCCCACCAGATCAAGCAGAGCTACAGCCATATCGCGAAAGAGAAAGCTCGCCGGGAGTGCCTTGCGCATCTCCGGGCATCGTTACGCAGGCCGAAGGAGGCCTTCCATGCAAATCCCTGAGCCACTTGTTCCGCTCGAGTGTGACGTGCGGGACTCACCCATTCCGACCGACATGCTCATAGAACTGGCCATGACCATCTTTGGCCTCAGCATGGAAGAGGCCGAGAGCAAGGTCCGCGCTGCGATCTCCGACAACCCCGTAAATCTTTCGGAGATTGGCCATGGCTAACCAATGGTTCCGCATGTACGCGGAGTTCGCCACCGACCCGAAGGTCCAGATGCTGAGCGAGGTCGACCAGCGCCGTTACATCATGCTGTTGTGCCTGCGTTGCGGAAACGGAGATGTAACGTTTCATGATGATGAGGTCGCGTTCCAACTGCGCATCAATTCCGAGGAGTGGGCCGCGTCGAAAGGGCGCCTACTGGGGAAGGGGCTGATCACCGAAGACAACATTCCCGCCAACTGGGACAAGCGCCAGTTTTCCTCGGACTCAAGCACGGCGCGGGTTGCAGCCCATCGTGCGCGAAAGAAACAAGCATGTAACGTTTCACGCAACAGCAATGGAACAAAAGCTAACGCCCTAGATACAGATACAGATACAGATACAGAAAGAGATAGTCCTACTGACGTAGGACTCGTTGACGCTTCGCCTCAACCGGGTCAGTCGAACGACCAAGACCTGTTCGAACCTGATCAACCCGAACACCTCAACGGACACCAGCACGGAATCAAACCGTGCCCGGCACAGGCCATTGCAGACCTGTACCACCAGGTGCTGCCAGAGCTCCCAGCAGTCGCCCTGCTGAACGACACCCGACGGCGCCACCTGCAAGCCCGATGGAGGGAGCACGAAGCCCACCGCTCGCTGGACTTCTGGCGAGAGCTCTTCGAAACCGTCAAGGCCTCCCCGTTCCTGATGGGCAATGTCCCCGGTCGCAACGGTGCGAAGCCATTCCGCGCCACGTTCGACTGGATCATCGCGCCGTCGAACTTCGTGAAGATCGTCGAGGGAAATTACCATGCGTGACCCGTTCAGCCTGGAAGCCGAGCATGGCGTTCTGGGTGCCATGCTCCTGCGCAACGAGTTGATCGACGTGCTGTCGGCAGAGCTGACCCCGGAGGATTTCTACTGGCCAGAGAACGGCGACCTGTACCGCGCCATCCTGGCTCTGCACAGCGACAGCCAGCCGGCAGACATCGTGACCGTCGGTGAATTCCTGGGCGACCGATACCAGGTCCAAACCACTGACGGGGTGATCACCGGGCTGGCCTACATCGGCCAGATCATCCAGAACACTCCCAGCGTGGCGAACGCCGGAACCTACTCGCGGATCGTTCGGGAGCGAGCGGTTGACCGAGCTCTGGCGGCTGCGGGGGACAGACTTCACGAGTTGGCGCTCAGCGAGGCCGCCCAGGCCGACAAGGTCGGCGCCGCCCAGGCCATGGTCATGGCGCTGGACTCTAAGACTTCGACGCACGAGGTGCGCCATGCCGCTGACGTGCTGACCGACCACATCGAGGAGTTGCAGCGCCGCTCCGACCTCGGCGGGAAGCTGGATGGTCTGGCAACCGGCATCGGCGACCTGGACCAGAAGCTTATGGGCCTGAAGCCTGGCGACATGGTCGTGATTGCTGGTCGTCCTGCAATGGGCAAGACCGCGCTGGCGATCAACATCGCCGAGCACGTCGCCTGCGACCTGGGTGACCCGGCCCTGGTGGTCTCGCTGGAGATGACCAACGGCGGGCTGATGGATCGCATCCTGGCATCGCTTGGTCGGATCCCGCTCACCGCGATCAAGGACGGCTCCGCACCGTCCAGCCATGGTGCCGACCTGGGATCTGCCTCTCTGAAGGTCAAGCGCTCGAAGTTGTACATGGCCGATCGCCCCGGGCTGAACGCCGCTCGACTGCGGGCCTTGGCCCGGCGTCACAAGCAGCGCCATGGGTTGAGCCTGCTGGTGGTGGACTACCTGCAGCTCCTGGAGAGCTCCGGCAAGTCGACTCGCACCGAGGACGTCAGCGACATGTCCCGCCAGTGCAAGCTGCTGGCTATGGAGCTTGGTATCCCCGTGATCGTCCTGTCGCAGCTCAACCGATCGCTGGAGCAGCGGCCGAACAAGCGTCCGATGATGTCCGACCTCCGGGAGTCCGGCGCGATCGAGCAGGACGCCGACGTGATCATGTTCGTGTACCGAGACGAGGTCTATCACCCGGACACCCAGTACCGCGGCGTGGCTGAGTTGATCATCGCGAAGCACCGCAACGGCGAGCCAAGCACTGTCCGGTGCGCGTTCCTGGGTAAGTACTCGCGATTCGAGCAGCTCGCTCCGGGCGCGCTGGACGAGTTCGATTTCGACGAGCCTCAGCAGGCGCCGAAGGTCACCAGCATGGCGGAGCGCTACCGCGGGATGAAAGGAGGGCGCGCCAATGGCTGACCTCCGTCCAGTGATGTTCACCGTACCCGGCGAGCCGGTGGGGAAGGGGAGACCGCGTATCGGCCGCGTCGGCGCCCACGCCAGGATGTTCACTCCGGCGAAGACGGCGAACTACGAGGGGTTGATCGCGCACAGCGGACAGCAGGCGATGGCAGGTCGCGCGCTGTTCGAGGGCCCGGTGCTGGTCGAACTCGACATCGCGCTGAGCATCCCTCAATCGATGTCGAAAAAGCGGAAGTCGCTGGCCCTGGCCGGCGGCCTGTACCCCACCAAGAAGCCCGACATGGACAACGTGATCAAAGCGATCTACGACGGCCTGAACGGCGTGGTCTGGAAGGACGACGTCCAGGTCGTGAAGGCGGTGGTGGGGAAGCGCTACGGCGAAACGCCAGGCGTGCGAGTGAAAGTCGTCCCTCTCCTCGAGGGCGAGCAGTGACTACAGGAAACTACAGGGGAGAGTCGAAATGAGACTGATCAGCGCGCGCCAGGCTTGGCATGACGCCTTCTACGAGAGTCGGAGCTCAGTGCTGGCGGTGGCGGCCGACAAGGCCGTGCTGGGCAAGAAGGGGCGGGTGGCCAACGAGACGCACCCCGACCGCAAGGACACCAACGGGCGTAGCGCCCACATGCTGGCCGCCGGCCTGGTGCAGGCTGCCATCCGCTCGCTGCCGAAGCCGCTGCAGCACTTCGGCCACACGCTGTACTCGCCGCTGGCCACCGGTGACGACGTGGCGATCGCTCACGGCCTGGTCTGGATCGGCGCCGGCCTTGGCCAACTGACCCAGCGCCAGGGCGAGCGGGCTTACTGGATGGCGCTGGCGGCGATCAACTCGCATAAGCGCGCCGTCAATGGCCGCGACACACTGCGCCCGGGCGAGGTCTGCCTCTTCATCGAGGAGCGTCTCGGCTGCCGGATCGACCCCGGCAACTGGGCGCGGGATTACGCCAGTACCTGGGAGCGGCTGGCGCGCCACGTCGACAAGCTGGATGCCCAGGCGCTGAGGCCGGTCGCCGAGGTGGTGGCGAAGCAGTGCGGCTTGCGGAAGGGGCCGGGCTGGCGCTGGCACCAAGTCGACCGCGATGTGGTGGCGTTGCACCGGGCGGAGGCCTACGCCGAGCGCCGGGAGCATCACCAGCAGCGCCTGGCGGAACGTCTGCGCAGGATGTCGGACCAGGAGCTGGCGCGGTGGGCGGCGAGGATGAAGCGGTACGGGGAGGCATACCGTGCGGAATGGGGTGACGACGTGCTGGAGCAGCCCCATGTGCATGCGCGCTACCACGACCGGGTAGCGGCTTACTGGGAGCAGCTGCAACGCCTCGGGAGGGTGAAGAAAAAGATCAAGAAAGCAGCAGCTTGACGTTTTGAGGAGCATTTGGGTATCGTTTCGCCATTGTGCACAGTTGCACCCGATCAACAGATTCCCCCGAAAACCCGGCCCTGGCGCCGGGTTTTTTCGTTTTCGGCGGCCTTGTCAGAATTCGTTTTCAGGAGAGAAGAATGAACGAAGAGCCCATCGATTTCTCGCTTGCGCGCGAGGCAGCTTCCCTGGCTGAGATGGAGACATTGCGCGAAGTTCTGGCGAAGGTTCTGCCCAGTAGCGATCGATACAGTCTGACGGACGTTGCAGTGGAATGTGCGCGGGCCGTCAGAGCTGCATATCGTGAACTGGAGAAGGTTGACGATTAGTTCCCCAGTGTTCGAGTCGGCTTCCTTCCGAGTTCCCTGAAGTGCTCATATATCTGGTCGTAGGTGGCGATAATTGCTGCCGCCTCTTGGCCATTTACTCCAACCTTCAGTTGACCGGCGCGAATCAACTCGATTACGACTTGAAGAGCTGCCCCAGAGGATGAGCTCGACGGATTTACGATTTCGGACATTTTGGTCTCCTTGACCGTCGTTTAGTGTGGAAGCGAAACGATAGCACAGGGCCAGAATCGTCCGACCTATGACAAGGCCCAGGTCATTGCCTGGGCTTTTCTGCATCTGGAGTACCCCATGGCTGAACCGACGAGCAGCGGAGCAGTAGCAGCAGCCGGCGCCGTCGGGCTCACTGCCACCGCGATCATCCCCGGAGTCGACGTCAATGCGGTGATCGGCGGCTTCGCCGGCGCGCTGCTGTTCGTGCTCTGGGCTCACGACCTGACAATGGCCAGGCGCCTCGGTTACCTGCTGGCGTCCTGGGTCGGCGGCTACTACGCCGCCACAGAGGCTGTCGGGCGGGGCGCGACCCAGTTCTCCGGGCTGCCCGCACTGGTCACCGCCGCGCTGATCGTCACGATCCTGATCGGCGTGCTCGACTGGATGATTGGTGGCCGCGCGCCGGCATGGCTCCAGATCGTTCTGCAGCGCATCGTCGGCATGATCGGAGGCCGGAACGATGGTTGATCTGGTGACCCTGACGGCTGCGGCCGTCTGCGGCGCTATCAGTTGCCGCATCTTCACGTACCAGCGCCACGGCGCCACGTACCGGTTCGGCGTCTCGCTCTGCGCGTACATCCTCGCCGCTGGGACCGGCATGCAGGCGCTGTCGATCAGCTTGGCTGTTCTGATGGCGCGCCACGCAACGCCGATATCGCCCTACCTGCTGGCGGTCCTGCTGGTGCTGCTGGTGCTGGTCTACCGCAACAAGGGCAACATCGCGCCCATCCTGAGGCTCAGTTGAGGTGACCCATGGCGCTGACCAAGAAACAGCGCCTGTTCGTCGACGAGTACCTGATAGACCTCAACGCGACGCAGGCCGCGATTCGGGCCGGCTACAGCACCCGGCGCGCGACGGAGATCGGCTATCAACTGCTCCAGCGGCCGGAGGTCGCCCAGGCCATCCAGGCCGCCATGGCCGAGCGCTCGAAGCGCACCGAGGTCGAGGCCGACTATGTGATCCGCCGCCTGCGCGAGATCGACGAGATGGACGTGCTCGACATCCTCGAGGACGACGGATCGTTCCGGTCTATCCGCGACTGGCCCAGGGCCTGGCGCCAGTTCCTGTCCGGCATCGAGATCGCCGAGTTGTTCGAGGGCCGCGGAGACGACCGCCGTATCGCCGGCGTGCTCCGCAAGGTCAAATGGCCGGACAAGCTCCGCAACCTGGAACTGCTGAGCCGTCACGTCGGCACCGAGTCTGCCGCGCTCGACTTGGAGCTCAAGCGCCTGGATGTCGCGAAGAAGCGCGCCGAACTGAAGCTGCTGGAGAACCCTGAGGACGAAGCGCCGCCAACCAGCGTCGCGGTGACCATCATCGACGCGAGGGTGCGCGATGCCGACGCTTAACGTGCCTCAGGCGAAGTTCCTGGCCTTGCCGAACAAGTTCTGCGGCTTCGTGGCTGGGTTCGGCTCCGGCAAGACCTGGGTGGGCTGCTCAGGGCTCGCCCAGCACGCCTGGGAATGGCCGCGCATCAACGCCGGCTACTTCGCGCCGACCTACGCCCAGATCCGCGACATCTTCTACCCAACGATGGAGGAAGTGGCTTTCGACTGGGGGCTGCGGACCAAGATCAACCAGGCGAACCACGAGGTTCACCTCTACAGCGGCAGCGCCTACCGCACGACGATCATCTGCCGCTCCATGGAGAAGCCCCAGACCATCGTCGGTTTCAAGGTCGGCCGGTCCCTGGTGGACGAGCTCGACGTCCTGTCGCTGGTCAAGGCGCAGCAGGCCTGGCGCAAGATCATCGCGCGGATGCGCTACAGGGTGGACGGCCTGCGCAACCGTGTCGACGTCACCACCACCCCGGAAGGCTTCAAGTTCGTCTTCCAGCAGTTCGTGAAGCAGTTGCGCGAGAAGCCGCACCTGCAGGACCTGTATGGACTGGTCCAGGCCAGCACCTACGACAACGAGGCGAATCTGCCGGACGACTACATCGATTCGCTGATGGAGTCGTACCCGCCGCAACTGATCGCGGCGTACCTGCGCGGCCAGTTCGTCAACCTGACGTCGGGCACGATCTACACCGCCTACGACCGCACCCTCAACGCCTCGCAGGAGATGGTTCAGCCAGGCGAACCGATATTCGTGGGTATGGACTTCAACGTCGGCAAGATGGCCGCCGTGGTGCACGTGAAGCGCCTGGGCCTGCCGCACGCGGTGGACGAGATCATCAACGGCTACGACACCCCGGACATGATCCGCCAGATCAAGGAGCGGTTCTGGCTGTACGCCGACGGTGACTATCGGCCGACCCGCCAGATCAGGATCTATCCCGACGCCTCCGGCGATTCTCGCAAGTCCGTCCGGGCCAGCGAGACCGATATCGCGCTGCTCAAGCAGGCCGGCTTCGTCGTAGCGGCTCCGGCCGCCAACCCGCCGGTCAAGGACCGGATCAACTCCATGAACGCCATGTTCTGCAACGCCAAGGGCGAGCGGCGGTATCGGGTCAATCCCGACCGCTGCCCGACCTACGCCGATGCCCTCGAGCAGCAGGTGTGGGGCACCAACGGTGAGCCGGACAAGTCCGCCGATATCGATCACCCCAACGATGCTGCGGGCTACTTCATTCACAAGGAATTCCCGGTCGAGCGACCTGCGGCCGTTGTTACCACCCTGAGGTTCTGACCATGAGCGATTCCGTTTGCCAGTGCTGCGCTGCTGTCGAGGAGATGCGCGAGCACTGGAAGCTGATCGATTGCATCAAGGGCGGCACCTCGGCCATGCGCGAGGCGGGGGAGGCGTATCTGCCGAAGCGGCAGCTCGAGACGAGGGAGGACTATGAAGCGCGGCTGAAGCTGGCGACGCTGCACCCCGCGTTCGAGGAAACGGTCGGCGCCATGGTGGGGCGAGTGTTTGCGAAGCCGGTCGTGATCGGCGATGACGTGCCGCAGGAGATCGCCGACCTGCTGACCGACGTGGATACGGAGGGACGTGACCTGCAAGTATTCGCCCAAGACTGGTTCCGCGGCGGGCTGGAGTATGGCCTGAAGTTCGCCCTGGTCGAGATACCGCAGCGGCCAGAGGATCTGCCGAACACACGGCAGGCCGAGCAACAAGCCGGCTTCAGGCCCTACGGGGTGCTGATCGAGCCTGGCCAGGTGCTGGGGTGGAAGACCGGCAAGGTTGCTGGTGTCGACAGCCTGACCCAGTTCCGCTTCCGGACGTGCCGGGTGGAGGAGGTGGACGAGTTCACCGACGAAACCGTTGAGCAGATCCGCGTGATCGAGCCCCACCGGCATCGTGTGTTCGAGGAGGGCAAGGACGGGTGGGAGATGGTGTCGGACACCCCGTACACGCTCGGCTTCATCCCCTTGGTGCCGTATTACACCGCGCGTACCGGGTTCCTCACGGCAAAGCCACCGCTGCTCGAACTCGCCCACCTGGTGGCGAAGCACTGGTGGCTCCAGTCCTCCCTGGACAGTCTGGTTGATGTCGCCTGCGTGCCGATCCTGGTGATGACTGGCGTCGACTCCGGCGACGAACTGGCCATCGGCGCGCGCTCCGCGGTGAAGTTGCCTCGGGAAGCCGACATGAAGTACGTCGAGCACACCGGCGCCGCCATCAAGACCGCGCGGGAACAGCTTGACTCACTGCAAGAGGAGATGAGGCAGGCCGGTGCGAAGCTGGTGGAGAAGTCCACCCAGGTCATGACGGCGAAGCAGTCTGGCGAGGAATCGGCTAAGGAGACCAGCAAACTGGCGATGATGTGCCAGGGCCTGCAGGACAGCCTGGTGCTGTTCCTGTCGTACTTCTCCCTCGCACTGAACCACCGCGCCGAGGGCGGCACCGTGCAGCTCCAGCCGAATCTCGACCCGGATTATGCTCCGGCCGAGACCATGGGTGTGCTGCAGCGCATGCGTGACGGCGGCTCGTTGTCAGACCAGACCCTGTTCAACGAGGCCCAGCGCCGCGGCATGCTTGCCGAGGACCTGGACTGGGAGTCGGAGCAGGAGCGGATCCGCAACCAGGAGCCTGCGATATGACTCGCTTGGAGGTGCTGCTGGCGGAGTTGTATACCGACCATGGTATCGACCTGATCAGGACCACGGCGGGTATGTCGAAGGAAGTCGAGGAGAAGATCACCGAACTCGCCGAGGAGTTGGTGAAGCTGCTGCAGGGCCGCCGGTTGCCGCTGAAGAACGTCAAGGAGGTCAACGCGATCCTCGACGAGGCGGCCAAGGCAATCAAGGCGCAGTACACCGAGATCGCTGCGGCACATGATGCCAACCTGCGGCAACTCGCGGTCATCGAAGGAGGCTTCGCGTCGAGCTCAGTCAACAGTCTGGTGAGCCGGCCAATCATGCTCGGCGTCGGCAAGAACCGACTCAGCACCGTGGTTGCGAAAACGCTCATCGAGGGCGCGCCTACCAAGCAATGGTGGCTCAAGCAGGCTGCGGATGTGTCGTTCCGGTTCGCGGGTGTGGTGCGCAATGGCTTCGTGAACGGCGAGACCACGGAACAGATGGTCACCCAGATCGTCGGCCGCCGGGCTCGGGGCGACCAACCGCCGGTGAAGGGCTTCATGGATGTCAGCAAGCGCGCGGCTCGGACCTTGGTCCACAACAGCGCCCAAGCGGTGGCCAATGGCGCCAGGATGGAGGTCTACAAGGCCAATTCTGGCGAGAATGGACCGGTGAAAGGGTATCGCCAGCTCAGCACCTTGGACTCGCACACCACGGAAATCTGCATGGTCTACGACCAGAAGACATGGGATCTGCAGTTCAGGCCTGTGGGGCACTCGTTGCCGTACAAGCAAGGTTGCCCGCGGCACTGGGGGTGTCGCAGTACCACTCTGCCTTGGCTCAAGACGATGCGTGAGCTGGGTATCGACGTCGACGAGGTGAAGAGCACCCGGGCGTCGATGGACGGCCAGGTGCCGGCCAGTCTGAACTTCGAGACATGGCTCAAGGGTAAGTCGAAGGCCTTCCAGGACGAGAAGCTGGGGTCCGGCCGCGCCGACCTCTGGCGCCGAGGCGTCATCACCTTGAGCGACCTGTTGGACCAGCGGGGCAACCCGCTGAGCCTGGCGCAACTTAGGGAGTCAGTTGGAGTTCGCTAACCTGCTGCTCTCGCAGGAGTGTCTCAGCTTATCGAACTCGACCATCTGCTCTCGGTACTGCTGGGGCCAGAGCCTGTAGCCAGCCAATGCTGCTCGGATCGCTGTTTCCTGCTGCTCTGGCGTGCTTGCAGTCATTCCCTGTCGTGTCAGCTGCGCGATGGTCAGGGCTGCAAGGGCGAGCTCGGGAGGGGCATACGCATTCACTTCGAAAGCGGCCCGGATGATCTCCTTGCCCGCACTGTTGAAGGATTGCTGATCGTTTTCGACCGACGCTCCAATCAAGCCCCCGAGTGTTCCAAAGAGCCGTTCGCCAACCTCACGTAGTTTCGCCTCCTGGGTGTCGATGCGCTGAATACAACTTTGGACTGCAATTTGTTCGATAGAGCGATCGCTCGATTTCGTCGCTATCAGTTGGCCACCCAACGCGGCAAATCCCCCTATGGCTGCTGCAATCAAGGGGCTCAGTGCATTCCATAGTGAGTTCGTGGTGGTGCTCATCTTGAGTTCCATTTGCAATCGGTAGGAACGCATCAAATTACAACCTACGACCCGCCTTGGCGGGTTTTTTTATGCCTGCGTTTCGGATGGAGCGGGGCGCCTTCCGGGCCGGATGGCCCATCGCAATGGCCGGATGGCCGGAGAAAGACGAGATGAAACTGAAGACTGTCGAAGTCGAAGGCAAGCAATACGCCGAGGTCCAGGATGGCAAGCCGGTCTACGTGGAAGATGACGGTAAGGAGATCGCTTTCGATGCGGTCGGTACCCGAGCCACCATCACCCGCTTGAACGGAGAGGCCAAGCAGCACCGCGAGCGGGCGGAGAAGGCCGAGAAGATCGCAAAAGACTTCGAAGGCATCGAGGACCCGGCCGCAGCGCGCAAAGCCCTGGAAACCGTCGCCAATCTCGACGCGAAGAAGCTGGTGGATGCCGGCGAGATCGAGAAGGTAAAGGCTGAAATCGGCAAGGCTTACGACTCCAAGCTGACCGAGGCCACCACGCGCGCGGAGCAGTTGGAGCAGCAGCTCTACGCCGAGAAGATCGGCGGCAGCTTCTCCCGCTCGAAGTTCGTGGCCGACCGCCTGGCTGTTCCGGCCGACATGGTGCAGTCCGTGTTCGGCAAGCACCTGAAAATCGAGGACGGCAATGTCGTGGCCTACGACGCCCACGGCAACAAGCTGTACAGCAAGGCCCGTCCCGGCGAGGCCGCCGACTTCGATGAAGCGCTGGAGATTCTCGTCGACCAGTACCCCTACCGCGACCAGATCCTGAAGGGCTCTGGCCACTCTGGCGGCGGAACGCCCCCGGGCGGCAAGCCCTCCGGCAGCACGGCCAAGTCGCTCGCCGACTGCAAGACCGAGGCCGAGAAGGTCGCCTACCTCGAAACGATCAAGTAAGGAGGCCACATGCCTTTCGATCTCGCTGTATTCAACAAGCAGACCTACACGGCTCTGACCGAAACCGTCGCCCAGGCGATCGACAAATTCAACCAGGCATCCGCCGGCACCATCGTTCTGCAGAACGCGCCGGCGCAGGGCGACTTCGACATCAAGGCCAGCTTCAAGCTGATCGCCAATCTGGTGCGCCGCCGCAACGTCTACGGCAACGGCGACGTGGCTGCGACTCGTCTGACGCAGTTGCTCAACGCCGCGGTGAAGGTCGCCGCCGGCACGCCACCGATCGAGTATGAAGCGGCCCAGTACAACTGGGTGTTGCAGAACCCGGCGTTGGCGGCCCTGACCATCGGTGAGCAACTGGGTAAAGCACGGGTCGCGGACATGCTGAACACCGCCATCCGCGGCGCGGTGGCTGCAATCAGCGGTCACTCCGACGCGACCCATGGCAGCGCCACCGAGACCGCAACCTTCCGCACCCTGAACAAGGCGGCGTTCAAGTTCGGTGACCGCGCCAACGCCATCGCGGCCTGGGTGTTCCATTCCAGCGTGGTCAGCGATCTCTACGACAACGCTCTTGCGAACGCCGAGAACCTGTTCACCTACGACGGCGTGAACGTGATGCGCGACCCGTTCGGCCGTCTGTTCGTGGTGACCGACGCCGACTCGCTGATCGTGCCGGCTGGCGCCGACCCCGAGGCCAACCCAGCTTCGTTCCGCTCGCTGGGCCTGGTACAGAGCTCGGTGCTGGTGACCGGCAACAACGACTTCGACGCTGTTCTGAACCGCACTACCGGCAAGGAGAACCTGGGTTCGGTCTACCAGGCCGAATGGAGCTACAACCTGGGCGTGCTCGGTTACACCTGGAAGACCGGTACGGGCGGCGCCTCGCCGAACGATACCGCGATCGGCACCGCGGCGAACTGGGAGCGCACCGCCACCAGCGTCAAAGACACCGCCGGCGTTCTGGTGCTGAGCAAGTAGCCGCAGAGGGGCCGCCAGGCCCCCTTTTCATGAGGTGGACAATGACCAAGAAGATTCTGTGGTTCGTAGCGGGCCCGGCGACCTCGGACCAGATGGAGTTCGCCCAGCGCAATGGGCTGACGATTCGGGATCCGCTCGCCTATCGCCAGGGTGACTTCCTCGAACAGGCCGATGCGGTGGCCGGTGAGGTGCCGCTGGCATACTCGGTGGCCTACGACCTGATCGAACTGCAAACCAGCGGTGCTGCGAAGGCTTCGGGCGGCCAGGACGGCGAGCCAACCCTCGACGATATCAAGGCTGACCTGAAGGCCCTCGGCGTTGCGTTCGATGGGCGTGCAGGCAAGGCTGCGTTGGCGAAACTGCTCACCGAGGCGAAGGCGGCCCAGGAACCCTCGCCGTTGAACGACGAGCAGGTGCTGGCGCGTCTCGTTGAACTGGGTGTCGAGGTGCCGGAAGGCGCCACGCCCGATTCGCTGCGCGAGCTCCTGAAGGCGACCGAGGAGAAAGCCAATGGCGGTGGTGACTGAGGGTGACAGCGCCAACAGCTACGTCTCCGTCGACCAGGCTACCGAGTATCACGCTCAGCGCGGCAATGCTGCCTGGGCGTCGGCCTCCAATGACAGCCGCTCCTCGGCACTGATCAGGGCGACCGACTACATCGACCGCAGCTATCAATTCCGAGGCTCGAAGGTCGACTCCGACCAGCCGCTGGAGTTTCCACGCACCGGCCTGGCCTGGCCGAACCGGAAACTGCAGGCCGCAACGTGCGAACTGGCCCTGCTGGCCCTCGACGGGCCGCTGGACACGGTACAGCAGGCCTCCGCTGTGAAATCCGAGACGGTGGGGCCCCTCACCACGGTCTACGCCGATCCGGTGAACCAGGGGCAGCCGCGCTACGTTGCAGTGGATCGGCTTCTGGAGGCGCTGACAGTCGGCGGCGGCATGTTCAACGTCAGGGTGTCGAGGATGAGCTGATGGCTGATATCTACGACCGTTCCCGGGCGATGGCCATACGCATGCTGGCACCGCGGAGTAAGGGTGGTAAGGGGCTTGAGCTACGCCTGACCAAGTTCGAGCAGGGCGAGTACGACCCGGCGACCGGTGGAAGTCCAACCATCGAGCGCAGCTTCGATGGTTCCGGTATGCGCCAGGACTACGATGTGCGGGTTATCGACGGTTCGCTGATCCAACAGGGTGATGTCGAGATCATCATGTCTCCAGTGCAGCTCGGGGGGCAGGACATGCCGGCGCCGAGGAACGGCGACCGTATCGAGTTCGACGGCGAGGCCTTCAAGGTGGTGACTGCGAAAGCCTGGAATTATGCCGGCCTGGACATCGGCTTCGTCGCGCAAGCGAGGAGGTAGCGCATGGCCCGTGGCTCTCGCATGCGTCAACGCTACTCGGGGCGCCAGGGCAGCTTCGCTGCAGCGGTGGCGCAGTTCCGCGACCAAGCCTTGGCTGCCGGCGATGCGATCTACCAGCGGATCATGTTGGACCTGTCGGTCAAGGTGATCGAGAAATCTCCAGTCGGTGACCCGGAGCGGTGGGCCGCGAACGTCGCCTACCGCCAGCGAGCGAGTGCTACGGCGGACCGCTACGACGAGAACGTTGCGATTCGCAACACCCTGATCAACCTGAATCCGAGCAACTTCACCAGGAACGGGAAGCTACGTCGAGGCGTGAAGCACGCAAAGCCGCTGACCAAGGCGGAGCGTGACCAGAACTTCGACGTCAACGGGATGGTGGCCGGGCGCGGGTATGTTGGCGGGCGCTTTCGGGCCAACTGGCAGTTCAGCATCGGCACGGCCGCACAGGGGGAGATTGATGAGGTCGACCCGACTGGCAGCAAGGCAATTTCTGCAGTGACCGCCGGGGTCCAGCCGCTGAAGCTCGGTGATACCGCCTACCTGGTGAACAACCTGCCGTATGCGGTACCGCTGGAGTACGGGCACTCCAGCCAGGCGCCGGCTGGCATGGTCCGGGTGACCATCGCCGAATTCCAGCAGATTGTGGAGGCCGCCGTCAGGGCGAACCAGGTATGAGTCACGAGATCATTCAGCAACTGTTCGAGGCTCGCCTGGACGTCTGGGCGAAGGCCAAGGGGATCCCGGTCGCGTACCCGAATGTGACGTTCGAACCGACGCCGGGTGCCATCTATCTACGCTGCTTCACGCTGCCCGCTGGCACTACCAGTAGCGACTTGGGCGGCTACCACCGGGGCTTCACAGGTGTGTTCCAGATCAGCATCGTGGTCCCAGGCGGGCAGGGCACCGGCGTTGCCGCAGACATCATCGCCGAGTTAGGTCAGCAGTTCCCTCTCTACAGCGAGTTGTCTCGTCCCGGTTTCTCTGTGCAGGTGGTGAGCCCACCAGCGCCGGGACCCTGGATATCGGGGGACATCGCCGATACCAAACCAGTCTCCATCGGCTATCGCGCCGACATCTTCTGATCGCCCGCATGGGCACACCAGCACCCGCCATGAGCGGGTTTTTTCATTTCCACACGAGGAAAACTCCATGTCCGCAAGCCTCCCCAACGGCGCGCTGCTGGCCATTGCTGCCACCTACGGCCCGGCTATTCCGATTACCGCTGTCTCCAACGCCAAGCCAGCGGTTGCTACCGCAGATGCTCACGGCCTGCTGGTCGGTGACGTCGTGTCGCTGGTGTCCGGCTGGACTGGCCTGAACGGCCGAGCCGTCAAGGTCGCAGTTTCCACCGAGGACACCTTCTCCCTGGGCAATATCGATACCACCGATGTGATCCGCTACCCGGCCGGCGGCGGTATCGGCTCGGCGAAGAAGGTCCTCACCTGGCAGCAGATCCAGCAGGTGATGAACCCGACCACCTCCGGCGGCGAACAGCAGTTCGTCCAGTACCAGTACCTCGAGGACGATGACCAGCGCCAGTTGCCTACCTTCCGCAACGCTCAGTCGTTCTCGATGCCGATCGCCGACGACCCCAACTTGCCGCAGTGGGCGGTGATTGAGGCGGCGGACCAGAGTAAAGCGCTGCAGGTGATTCGCCTGACGCTGCGCAACGGATCGGAGGTTTTCTACAACGGCTACGTCTCGGTCAGCGACACCCCGACCCTGAACGTCAACGAAATCATGACCCGGACCCTGACCATCGCTCTCGATGGCCGCCCGGTTCGCTACAACCCGGCCCCCTAAGGAACTGTCATGGCGAAGAAATTCAGCATCGCGCAGGCGCCCACCTTCGAATCCAGTGTGGAGATTCCCCGCCTCGGCGGGGAGTCCATCAAGGTGCCATTCACCTTCAAGTACCTGGATCGTGAAGCGCTGGCCGACCTCTACAGCAGTTGGGGGGAGCGGTTCGAGCGCCTGGTCGAGGAGACTCGCGAGCAGTCTCTGGAAGCGTTCACCACGGCTCAGATCGACCTCCAGGTCGAGCAGGTACAAGCCGTTGTGGCCGGGTGGGGGTTCGACGAGGCGTTCACCGAGGCCAACGTCCGGCTGCTGGTGTCCTCCCTGGTCAGAGTGCCCGAGGCCATCCTCGAGGCCTACCAGAACGCCTACAGCAGAGGGCGCTTGGGAAACTGAAGCGCGCCGCACAGGAACTCTATCGGCCTGTAGCCAGCCCCCAGGAGCTGGCGCAGTTCGGATTGTCTCCAGATGACTTCGACGAAAGCGACGAGCAGATGGAGCTTTGGCCCTGCAACTGGACGGCATTCATCGTCTTCGAGGCGATGAGCACCCAGTGGCGGGCTGGCATGTGTGGTGCAACAGGCCTGGACTACACCGCATTGCCGGTAGTGATGCAGATGTGCGGCGTAGCCGCTGGTGAGCAACCCGCGGTATTCGCGGATATCCGGGTGATGGAAGACGCTGCGCTGAAGGCCTTCCGCGAGCAGAGGGAGTCGGGATGAGCAACTTCGCCGAACTGGGCATCAAGGTCGATTCGAGCCCGGCCGTAAAGGCGGCCGAGGACCTCGACAAGCTGGTCGACTCCGCCGATCAGGCCGAACAGGCAATCGACAACCTGTCCGACGCCAGCAAGGGCCTCGAGCAGGCCACCAAGGGAGTGTCGCGCGCGGAGGAGGACGCTGCCCGCAGTGTCGACAAGGCGGCCGGTGCGCGTGAACGCCAGGCTGCTGCCAGCCGGAAGGTATACGACAGTGCCGCTGGCGAGATATCCATCATCAGCCAGTTGGAACGGGCGCTCTCCGGCAACGTCGCCAATATCGACGATCTGATTCGCGCCGAGAGCTTGCTCGAGCGGGCGCGCAAGGCCGGCCTGACCACGCTGCAGGACGAAGCGCAGTATCAGGATCGCCTGGGTGCGGCCTATGACCGGTTGCAGAAGGCGGAAACCAAGGAGGCCGCCGAGAAGCAGCGCCTGGTTGCGGCGCAGAACCGTCAGATCGAAGCGATGCAACGCACGGTCAACAGCATCGATCCGGTGACCGCCGCGTTGGCCCGGCTTGAGAAGCAGGAAGCCGCGTTGCGTGGGCTGCGCGCCGCCGGCGGGCTGGATGACGCCGGATTGGCCGCAGGCCTGGAGAAGATCGCGGCGAAGCGGCGGGACATCGAAGGGACCGGCGGCGCGATCAACAAGCTCGGGCTGACCAGCAAGGAAGCGCGCGAGAACGTGCTGCAGTTGGGTAACGCCCTCTCCACCGGTAACTGGCGGGTCGCCGCCCACAACATCGCCGAGATCGGTGTGAACGCCGGCGGCGCCGCTCGCGGTGTTATCGGCGTCCTGGCCCCGATTGGGTTGCTGGCAGCGGCGGTCGGTGGTGTGACTGCGGCGGCGTACTTGGGCAGCAAGGAACAGGGCGAATACAACAAGGCGCTGATCATGACCGGCAACTACGCTGGTACCAGCGCCTCTGGACTGGGCGAAATGGCGCGCCAAGTCAGCAATACGGTTGGCACGACCGGAGCTGCTGCCGAAGTGCTGGCCACCCTGGCGGGCAAGGGAGACTTGGCCAGCGAAAGCTTCGTTGCCATCACCCAGGCCGCGCTGTCGATGGAAGAGGCGACTGGCCGCGCGGTGGGGGATACCGTCGCCGAGTTCGTGAGGCTGGGAGAGGACCCTGTGAAGGCCTCGAAGGCCCTGAACGAGCAGTACAACTACCTCACCGCATCCGTCTACTCGCAGATCAAGGCGCTGGAGGAGCAGGGGGATCACGCCGGCGCGGTGAAGCTGGCGACTGAGGCCTACGCTGACGCAATCAACCAGCGGACCCCGAAGATTCTGGAGAACCTGGGTTGGATTGAGCGTGCTTGGGATGGAGTCGCACGTGCTGCGAAGCGCGCGTGGGATGATGCCAAGAGCATTGGTCGCCAGGACATCGACTCCCAGATCGCCGACGTGGAGCGGCGCCTTGCCCAGCTCGATCAAGGTGGTTTCGGCCTGGTCGGCAACCGCGACGAGAGCCGGAACCGCCTGCGCGAAGAGCTCGACATGCTCCGCGAGCGGAAGAAGGCGATGGAGGACGATGCCAGAACCGCCGGCGAGCGCGCTCGGGCTGAACAGGCCGCCCAGAATGCTATTGACCGGATCGACGCTCGTTCCAGGGCGGCGCTGACCAACCAGCAGAAGCGCGCCAAGGAGTTGGAGCAGTACAAGAAGGATCTACAGGCGATCCGCGAGGTGAACCCGAACGATGACCGCCTGCAGCAGGCGACCATCGATCGCGAGTTCGCCAACATCAACGCCAAGTACAAGGACCAGAAGGGAACCGCCGGTTCGGTGGACCTACGCGCGGCCAACGCTGCGAAGAACAGCTTGGCCGAGATCACCGCGACCTACCGTAACGCGCAAAAGGAATTGGAGGCATCCCAACGCGCAGGCGTGATCAGCGCGGAAAGCTACGCGCAGCAGCGCATCTCGATCATCCAGCAGGAGCGGGATGAGGTCACCCATGCCTACGAGCGTGAAATCGCAGCGCTGGAGGCTGCCAGGGCGAAGCAAGGAACCTCGGCAGCCCAGCGAATCCAACTCGACCAGAAGATCGCCGACGCCAGGACTGCGTTGGTCAAGGCGCAGCAGGACGCAGATTCACAGCTTAACCAGATCGAACTCAGCGAGCAGGGGAGGCTTCGGCGACAGGAGCAGTCGGTGCAGCGCTACACGCAGGCGCTGCAGGCGCAGGTCGATGCGTTGCGCCTGGAGGGCGAGCGCGCTGCGGCCGGTGTCAGCATGGGCGGACGAGAGCGGTCCCGCTTCGAGCAGTTGAACAGTCTCGACGACCGCTACAACCAGCAACTGATGGACCTGGAGAACCAGCGTTCCGATCCCAGTCGGCAAATGTCGGACGAGGAGTACGAGAAACGTCTGGCTACGCTCAGGAAGGCGCATCAGGACCTGCGAGACACCGTGGTCAGCAACTACGACCAGATGACCGCTGCCCAGTCAGACTGGAGCAACGGAGCGAGCGGAGCCTGGAACGACTATCTCGAAAGCGCCAGGAATGTCGCCGGACAGACACATGACCTGTTCACCAACGCCTTCCGCGGCATGGAAGATGCGGTCGCGACCTTCGCCACGACCGGCAAGCTGTCGTTCTCCGACTTCGCCAAGAGCATCCTGGCGGACATGGCGCGGATTGCAACGCGCGCCGCTGCTTCGCAGGCCCTTTCGTCCCTCTTCGGCGGCTTCTTCGGCGGTGGAAACGCTGCCGTGCAGTCGGGCGTCGACAACCTGATGAGCAACAGTGGGCTGTTCGCCAACGGTGGCGCGTTCGCCGGAGGCGTGCAGATGTTCGCCACCGGCGGGGCCTTCACCAACAGCGTGGTCAGCACGCCAACCGCGTTCGGCATGAGCGGCGGCCGCCTGGGTGTGATGGGCGAAGCGGGGCCAGAGGCCGTGATGCCGCTGACCAGAACCTCGTCCGGCGCCCTCGGTGTGCGCGCTGTTGGTGGTGGAAGTACCGTTGTTGCTCCGGTCTCGGTGACGATCCAGGACACGGGCGCGAGCCCGCAGGCAGGTGACTCTGGGATGGATGGTGCTACGGTGCAGCGTGCTGTCGCTAGCGTGGTAGAGCAGGCCATCAGCAACGAGCTTCGCCCCAGCGGAAGAATTTGGCGCGCAATTCACGGGAGGTAGGCGTGGCAATCGAAACCTTCACCTGGGTCACCGAGAGCGGTGGCGAGGGCGACATAACCTTCGCCACCAGGTCCTCGCAATTCGGTGACGGCTACAAGCAGTTGGTGAGCGAAGGTCTGAACAGCAAGTCCCAGAGCTGGCCGGTGTCCATCACCGGGCCGGCGGCGACCATCAAGGCCGCGATGGACTTCCTGGACCGCCACACCGGAGCGCGTGCATTTCTCTGGACGCCGCCCTTGGGCGGCCTGGGCTTCTACACCTGTGCGGGCTACCGGCCCGTCAACCTCGGCGGCCGGGTCTACCGGCTGACCGCGACCTTTGAACAGGCATTCCATCCATGACACTGATCACCGATATCCAGAAGCTGGAGCCGGGCGGCGAGGTCGTGCTGTTCGAGCTCGACGGCAGCGACTTCGGCGCCGACGTGGTCCGGTTCCACGGTCACGCTATCCCGCACAGTCCGCAGGAACTGGCCGCCGCCGGTGCCAAAGCCGACCAGTTACCGGCGAAACCGATCTGGTGGCAGGGCCACGAATACGCGGCCTGGCCGGTGCAGATCGAGGGCATCGAGGCGAACAGCGATGGTACTGCGGCGCGGCCGAGCTTCACCGCCGGCAACGTCAATGGCCGGATTACGGCGCTCTGCCTGGCGTTCGAGGACCTGCTCCAGTTCCGCCTCACCATCCGGACGACGCTGGCGAAATATCTGGACGCGTCGAACTTCCCTGGCGGCAATCCCGACGCTGATCCCTCCCAGGAGATCGTCGAAATCTGGTACTTGGACCAGAAAACCAACGAGGACGGCCAGTACGTGGCCTGGGAACTGGCCTCGCCAGGTGACGTTGGCGGCGAGCAGGTCGGTCGGCAGATGACGACTCTTTGCCACTGGGCGATGACGGGCGGGTACCGCGGGCCCGACTGCGGCTACACCGGCCCGTACTTCGACATCGACGGCAACCCCACCGATGACCCAGCCCGGGACGAGTGTGATGGCTGCCTGGGCACCGGTTGCATCCCGCGCTTCGGTGAAGGCAACCAACTGCCCTTCGGCGGCTTCCCTGCCGTCTCGATCATCGCCAGGAGCTGACCATGCTCAAGCACATCCTGTCTGCCGTGCAGAAGCACGCTGCGGCAGAGTATCCGCGCGAGTGCTGCGGACTGATCATCCGTTCTGGCCGGAGCCAGCGATACGTTCCCTGCGAAAACACCGCTGCCGACGCCGGCGAGGAGTTCCGCATCGCACCGGAGGCGTATGCAGAGGCAGAGGATCAGGGAGAGATCGTCGCCGTGGTGCACAGCCACCCCGATGCCACCAGCCGACCGAGTGCCGCAGATGTCGCGATGTGCAACGCCTCGGGCCTGACATGGCACATCCTGAGCTGGCCGGAGGGCGACCTGCGTACCATCGAGCCCGTCGACCAGGTGCCGCTGCTCGGACGCGCGTTCGTGCATGGGGTGCAGGACTGCTGGCAGGTCTGCTCGGACTGGTACCAGAGGGAGTGGGGCATCGAGTTCCCGCACTTCGAGCGTGCCGATGGCTGGTGGGAGCGGGCAGACGGTCCAAGTCTCTACGAGCAGCAGTTCGAGGCCGCAGGATTCGTCCGGGTGGAACGGCCGCAGCGCGGCGACATGATCGTGATGGAGGTGGGACGCACCGCGCACCCGAACCACGCTGGGATCTACCTGGCGGACGACCCATCACTACCTGGCGAGGATGCGCAGCACTTCGGCGCCGGGCCGTTCCTGTTGCATCACCTGTATGGGAAGCCCTCAGAAATCATCGTGTTCGGCGGGCCGTGGCTCGACCGGATGCGACTGGTGCTTCGGCACCGGTCCATGATGATCTGATCAGTGGTATCTTCTGCCGGTCTAACAGGGAGCGGAATTTATGCGAATTGTGGCTGTTGGAGCGGCACTTTTGTTGCTGGCTGGATGCTATTCACCATCTGACCTGATGAAGGGTCAGCCTGGGCTGGTTGTTGCGTCCACGAAGTCAGCCAAGGCTTTTGCCCTATGTGCGTTCCCGCTCTGGCAGGAGCACAGCTCAGGGGCAACGATGAGCGAAACTGAAGCTGGATATCGTCTTGTAAACGGGTTTGGACAGCAAACCGACGAGGTTCTAGATATCCGCCAAACCCGAACTGGCAGCGTTGCGAAACTGTATCAGCGTGTCGCCTGGTCACAGATTGGGCGAGGTGATATACGAAAATCTTTGTATGACTGTAGATAAAACAGGCATTCGGATAGTCATGCGGGTTGGATTAAAGATTAAAGGCTTCTGATTCTTGCTTAATATTTCCCAAGGGTTGTCTGGATGCTTCAGATCATAACCGCCCCGAGGGGCGGTTTTTTATTACCTGGAGAAACACATGACCACCGCAGCGCACCACTCTCCGATGACCACCATCAAACTCTACGGCGCGCTCCGGCAGTTCGGTCGGGAGTACCGTATGCTCGTCGGGTCGACTGCTGAAGCGATCAAGGCCTTGTGCGTGCAGATTCCTGGCCTCGAGCGCTTCCTCGCCAATGCCCACCTGCGAGGCATGGAGTTCGCGGTATTCCGTGGGAAACGGAACATTTCCCAAGATGAGCTGCAGTTCGGGGGCGCCGAGGAAATTCGCATTGCTCCGGTCATGCGTGGCCGGAAGCGTGGCGGGTTGGTGCAGACGATAGTCGGGGCTGTGCTGATCGCTGCTTCCTACGCTTTTCCCGTCATAGCCCCGTATGCGCTGCCTGCAGGGATAGGGATGGTTGCCGGCGGCGTCATCCAAATGCTCAGCCCCCAGGCCCAGGGCCTGAAGCAGAGTGCGGCGCCGGAGAACCTGCCCAGCTACGCCTTCGGCAGCGCCAGAAACACCACCGCCAGCGGGAACCCGGTGCCGATCTGCTATGGGAAGCGCCGCTGGGGTGGGGCGATTATCTCGGCTTCGATCTACGCCGAGGACAAGGCCTGAGAATTGCGTATGAAGAGTCGAAATGCCATCATCTGAGTTCTCTGATTTTCTGAAAAGCTACAGCACGGAGGGCTGAAATGCGGAAGCGCAGACTTACTCATGCTTCGTTGGATGCTAGTGATGAAGGGACCGCCCGGATGCAGCAGCCTGATGTTGATCAAGTTGCAGAACCCATTGATGAATTCTCGGAGGTCAGGGCTGCTCTTCAGCGAATTGATGCTGACTTCATCATCTACGCAGGAGAGATTCAGCATGGGCATGAGATTGAGATGGAAGCTCTGCTTGCAAAAATCCCCGATCCCGCTTCGGAGGTGATTCTCTGGCTTTCGACTCCAGGGGGTAATCCCGATGCTGCATATTCTATTGCTCGCTTAATGCAGCGAAAGTATCGGACCTTTACAGTATTTGTTAATGGTTGGTGCAAGAGCTCCGGGACTTTGATTTGTCTGGGGGCGAGCAGGGTTGTAATGGATGATCTAGGCCATCTAGGGCCGCTGGATATTCAGATAATTAATAGAGAGGAGTTCGGTGAGCGTCACTCTGGTCTCAATCCTATAGAGGCTCTAAAGTCTATTAGTTACCAGTCTATCGAGTTACTTCGTCAACAGTTTTTGGATATCCGGTTTGGCGGAGGGTTGAGTACGCGCCAAGCCTTAGAGGTTGCAACTAATCTCACTGGGCAACTGATGTCTCCCATTACTTCTCAGTTGGATATCATGAAATATGGTGAGTTCACCAGATCCATGAGGATTGCAACTGAGTACGGAAATCGTCTGGCTAAGCACCATTCGAATGTTCGGCCTGATGCAATTTCGACGCTCACTACAGGCTATCCTTCTCATGGTTTCGTTATTGATCGGGAAGAGGCATGTGAGCGGCTGTTTGTAAACGTTGAGCCTCCTTCCGTAGATCTGTTCATGATTTCGACTAGCTTACAGACGGTTGTTGACAAACACCTTTTTGGCGCCAACAATCGCGCGCTGCTGGTTGACCTACGTCACGCACTGAAGGTCCCATTAGCTCGGGCAGTTGACGAAAGCCCTACTTCTGGGCTGAACTCACAAGGTATCGATTCGGTCGTACCTATGGATGAGCAGCAAGCCCCCACGCCTGAGCAAACAACTGAAGCAGAGGTCATTCCGATCTCTGGCCATGAGGAAAATGAGCATGGAACTCACGACCACCAAGACCCTTCCGAGGAAGATGTCAGCAGGCAGTCAGGCACAGCGACTGACTAGGGATATCATCCGACGTGCGTTCGATTCCATTCAGTTGCCTTGTGATACCAAACGTACCAGCCGTGCAACGGTAGGAGAGGAAGCTCTCTTCTCCTCTTGAGTCACTAAGAACAAACGGAGCCCCGCATCAGCGGGGCTTTTTTTTGCCCGGAGGAAAGCATGGGCGCAGTTCACCAGCACCTGACCGGCCGCAAGGGCGGCAGTAGCAAACCGAAACAGCCGGTCGAGGCACCCGACAGCCTGCGCTCGGTCGCGATGGCCAAGATTCTGCTCGCCGTGGGCGAGGGCGAGTTCGCCGGCGTTCCGAGCGAGCGCGATATCTACCTCGACAACACCCCGCTGATGGACCCGAGCGGTAACCTGAACTTCCCGAACGTTAAGTGGGAGTGGCGCGCGGGGTCTGTGGACCAAGACTACATCCCGGGTATCCCTGCCGTTGAAAACGAAACCAGCGTCAACGTCGAGTTGCGCAGCGATACGCCCTGGGTGCGCTCGCTGAGCAATACCCAGCTTTCCGCAGTGCGTCTGCGCTTCGCCTGGCCGGCGCTCCAGCAGCAGGACACCAACGGCAACATCGGCGGGTACCGGATCGAATATGCCGTAGATCTGGCCACCGACGGCGGCGCCTATCAGGAGGTGCTGCGCGAGGCCGTCGATGGCAAGACCACCGCCCGTTACGAGCGCTCCCGCCGGATCGACCTGCCGGCGGCCACCAGTGGCTGGCAGTTGCGCGTGCGGCGCCTGACGCCGAACCAGAACAACAACCGTATCGCCGACACCATGCTGATCGCCGGCTACACCGAGGTGATCGACGCGAAGCTGCGCTACCCGAACACGGCCCTGCTGTATGTCGAGTTCAGCGCAGAGCAGTTCAGCAACATTCCCGCTGTCACAGTCGACTGCCGCGGGCGGAAGGTCCAAGTGCCGAGCAATTACGATCCGGAGACCCGGGCCTACCTCGGCATCTGGGACGGCACGATGAAACAGGCCTGGACCGACAACCCGGTCTGGCACACCTACGACATCGTGACCAACGATCGCTTCGGTGTGGGTAAACGCATCAAGGCCTGGATGGTCGATCGCTGGGAGATGTACCGGATTTCCCAGTACTGCGACCAGTTGGTGCCGGATGGGAAGGGTGGCCAGGAGCCGCGACACACCTGCAACCTGAACCTGCAAAGCCGCGCCGGGGCCTGGGAGCTGCTGCGCGACCTCACCGCTATCTACCGTGGTATGGCGTACTGGGCCCAGGGCCAACTGAAGATCCAGGCGGATATCCCGCGCGCCACCGACGTCGATTTCGCCTACACCAGGGCCAATGTCATCGACGGCCGCTTCAGCTACGGCTCGGCCAGTGAGCGCACTCGCTACAGCCGTGCCTTGGTCAGCTACGACAATCCGGCGAACAACTACGACACCGACGTGGCTGTGGCCACCGATAAGCGCCTGCAGCGGCGTTACGGCGACAACCCGGTCGAGGTGGCAGCCATTGGCTGCACCCGCGAGAGTGAGGCCCAGCGGCGCGGAAAATGGGCGATCCTGACCAACAGCCAGGATCGCACGATAACGTTCCGTACCGGGATGGACGGAGCAATCCCGCTGCCGGGATGGGTGATTCCGGTGGCTGACGCGCTGTTGGCTGGACGGGAGATCGGCGGGAGGATCTCGGCGGTTGCTGGCCGAGTGATCACCTTGGATCGCGACACCCAGGTGAAAGCTGGCGACCGGCTGTTCCTGAACCTGCCCAGCGGTAAGGCTGAGGCGCGATCCGTGCAGTCGGTCGCCGGGCGCGCGGTGACCGTGACGACAGCCTACAGCGAGACCCCGCTACTGGAATTGGTCTGGACCCTCGATGCCGACGACCTGGCGGTGCCGCTCTACCGTGTGATGAAAGTCAGCCAGCCGGAGCGGGGGGTCTTCGAGATCACCGCTCTGCAGTACGAGCCCGGGAAGTTCTCAGCGATCGACACTGGTGCCAAGTTGGAGAGCCGGCCGATCAGCGTTATCCCGATCACCACAGTTGCGCCGCCGGCGAGCGTTACGCTGACCTCGCACTACCAGTTCGATCAGGGGTTGGCGGTCAGCACGATGACCATCGCCTGGCCTGCTGTAGAAGGGGCGGTGGCATACGACGTCGAGTGGAAGAAGGATAGCGGCAACTGGATCCGCCTGCCGCGTGCCGGCACCACCAGCGTCGATGTGACCGGCATCTACGCAGGAGGCTATCTGGCGCGGGTGCGCGCGGTGTCGGCGTTCGACATCACGTCGGTCTGGAAGAGTTCGATCCTGACCCAACTCAGCGGCAAGACCGGCGCGCCGCCGGCGCTGGCGTTCCTGCGTACCACCAGCGGACCATGGAAGATCGGTCTGGAATGGGGATTCCCGGCCAGTGGCGCGGCGGACACCGCCTACACCGAGATCCAGCAGTCGGTTACCCCAGGCGGCAGCGAACAGAACGCAACTGCCCTGGGCTTGTTCGCATACCCGACCGACACCCACACGCTGACCTCGCTGGCGGCCGGCGCTCGCCTGGCCTTCCGCGGGCGGCTGATCGACCGCACCGGCAACGTCGGCCCCTGGTCGGCCTGGGTCGACGGTATCAGCTCGACGGATGCGAGCGAGTACAACGAACTGATCACCAAGGAGTACGTCGAGTCCGCGCTGGGCGAGCAGTTCTTCGCCGACATCGATCAGATGCAGGTCGATATCAGTGGCCTGCAGGACCAGATCGACAATCTGACCGATGTGCTGGCCTACGACCCGACGAAGACCTACGCGAAGAACGATATCGTGCGGGTCGGCAACCGGCTGTATCAAGCGAAGCAGGCGGTGCCGCTCAACGCCTCTCCGCCGAATGCGACCTACTGGGCCGACATCGGACAGTCGATCGAGACTGCCAACGGCCTGGCCCAGCAGGTGGCCACCAACACTGCGGATATCACCGAGCTCGACGGTAAGGTCGAAGCGGCGGCTTCGAGCCTGGATGTTCTGCAGGCTGCCGCCCGCCGGGAGCCGGCGACCGGAGAGAAGGCCGATGCGCTGAAGGGCTGGGACACCATTGCTCGAGCCGCCACCGAAGTCACCGTGCGGGCGAACGAGGACGAAGCGCAGGCGAAGCGGACGAGCTTGCTTGAAGCGCGGACTGCAACTGCGGAGGGGCGCATTACCACGGTCGAGCAGGTGACCGCGAGCGACAGACAAGCCACTGCCCAGCGCATCGACCAACTTTCAGCGGAGGTGGGTAGCAACAGTGCGGTAATCCAGACGACGTCCCAGGCAGTGGCCTCTCTGGATGGGAACGTTCAGGCGCTCTACAGCGTAAAGCTCCAGGCCCATGCCAATGGGCAGTCGTACGCCGCTGGCTGGCAACTGGGCTTCGACAGCGGCACGAGCGTGACGACCATGGCGTTCCAGGCTGATCGGTTCCTCTGGTTCAACAGTTCCAGCGGGCAGACCGTGGCGCCGGTCTCGATCGTCGGAGGCCAGATGTTCATCAACAACGCGATGATTCAGGACGGTTCGATTACGAACGCGAAGATCGGCAACGTGATTCAGTCGACCGCACTCGGTGCCAACGGCGAGCCGCTGTGGAAGCTTGATAAAGCAGGGAGTTTGACGATGAACAGCGCAACGTCCGGAGGCTTCATGAGGCAGACAGCGGAGGCCGTTAAAGTCTACGACGCGAACCTGGTGTTACGGGTACAGATCGGGAATCTCGACGCATGAGCTATGGCATCCGAATTCGAAACGCAGCCGGAGGGATCGTGATGGACCTCACCGGCCAGTCGGCGCGGACTGTATATCGACAATCGATTGGAGCGATCACAGGAGGAATGGCAGTGAGTATTCCCGGCTTTGATCCCGCTCGTGGTGTAGTTTTCTTAATCTCAAGCGGCTACCCATTTGGAAACGTCCCTTCCTATAGAGTATCTGGAAATGTAATTACGTTTTTGCGAGACGGATCTCCAAATGTTACCTATGTCCTACATGCGGTAATGTTCTCATGAGCTACGGTATCCTTGTTCGAGGGAACAATGGGCAAACAATTATC